AATCTACACTTAATTCACACACGAAACCTACACTTAATTCACACACGAAACCTACACCGAAACCTAAAAACAAAACATCACACAACAACAACGCACTTAAATATCTATAATACCAATCTTTATAAATACTCTTCTTATTTATATACATTTCAAGTGAATAATTAAGTCCTTCCCAGTAATTTCTACATACTGCTTCAACATCTGTGGTATTACACATGCTTTTGTAATATCTCATTCGACTGGTACCTATATAATCACTATTATCCAGGAGTTTATTCTTCTTCCTAATTTTTCGATGGAACTCATCGACTTTCCTATTTTTCTGAAGTTGACGAAAAATCTCTCTGAAATCTTCTACACAATTTACTTCTACATCAATCAAATCCAGCTCCTGAAATGTTGCCATTCCCGGAATATAATCATTCCCCAGCAAAATATACTTTTTATTTACTGGTTTATCCAGCTCTGTTATACACAATACCTCGTGTTCATAACGATATAAATCAATGTGCCACATTAATAGTAAGTCGCTGTCTAATCCATATATTATATCTCTTCCTTCTTGTATTGTGAATTTATGTTCTCCCTCGCCCGGTTCATCGCTACACGACATATCAATTCGGTCTACACCAAAATCTTCCGGACGAAAATGCTCATAAATACTTTCTGACAATTTACTCATAAATAATGTCCCCGCAGTGATCTCTGTAGTATCCCACAGTTTCTCTACCCCATCCAACTTATCCCGAATCTTTTTTTTCATCCGTCTTTCCTTCTGCTGTTTCTTTTTCGCTTGTTCAGCTACACCATCAAGCGCGATGAATACATATTTTGTTGGAGATATAATCCGTATCTGTTTTCCAATTTCCTTCTTGACTTCATCAATAATTAAGTTCTCAATATGTCCATATGAGTCTATGGTTTCCCGGGTAAGTTCACCATTATCATATTCATTTTGTATTCTATGAAAAACATCATACACAACTGAATTGCAGTCCATATACAAATTATCATACGTTCCACATTCACTTCGATGTTTCACTATTTGCGGATACTTCTTAATAAAATTCGTATAAAATGTATGAATACCCATCGTGTTCTCTAAGAATAATATAAAAATATATTTATATTATTTAGCGTTGAATATTTGAAGAAAAGAAAATATCATCAAACAGTATATATAATGGAATTGAATATAGTATCATTTTTCTACTTATTTTTTAGATTGTCGCCATTCATAATTGTTTCATATTTCGGCCTGGCTTCTATTCTAAATCAAGATATAAAAGGTGTCATATACCTCGTCGGATTATTAGTGTCCTGTTTCGCAACTATACTCATCGGTAATACCATACCGGACCGTGAACCATCCGGAGACCCAGAAGAAGACAATGCTGTATGTAATCTTATTTCAATCGGTCACAATCGATCATTTTCCAAGTCCCCTTTAGGTATTTCAATGTTGTCATACACACTATTTTATCTGGTGTATATAATTGTAAAATACAACATAGTCTATTATAATATTCCTACACTCATCCTTCTCCCACTTCTAATTGTAGGAGACCTATTTTGGAATATTTCCAATGATTGTTACGACATCTTCCCTATCCTCGCATCTATTATTATCGGTGGTTCTATGGGAGCCTTGTGGGCACGGATTGTGGATTCTATGAATCAGCCCAACCTTTTCTTCTTCAATGTAGGCAGTGACAAAACTGTATGTCAGCGACCCAGTAAACAACTCTTCAAGTGCACCTTCAAAAGGTAATGAGTATGATAACAACAATACTTGTATCAATAATAGTATATATGTATGAAAAGTAAAAATAATATACCTGAACCATATTATTTTTTGTAAAGAAATCTTCTTATTCCTGAAATTTCGATATGTTCTCATTGAACCACCGTTTTAGATATTCTACCAACTTCGCTCTATGCAAATCAGTCGCAAGTAATTTTATGCTACGATACTTATCTGAAAAATGAAGTATAAAGTTTTTTATGATGTTATGTGTATTTGCTCGTTTATATTTTTCGAGTTCATTGTAAGCATACATCTTGTATCCTTTTCTTGCGTTTACCTCATTATGAAAGTGATAAAATAAATCAATCAATTGTTGTTTTCTCTTTAGAGACTTGAAATTCACATTGTCTAAATATTGTTTAGCGTGATTAGCACAATCTGGACAAGGAAGATTAGAACAAATAGAATAAAACACATTCAATAATTCTTCGCGGATTGTTGGAAATGATTCATCATTTATTTTTTCAGCTAATGTATGAAATAAATACCATGTTGGCTCACCCCACTTTACTTTTACTACCGATTCGGGAGGAGGAGGTGGCGCTGGCAATTTACGTATATATGACCGTTGATTTAATAACATCGGTAATTGTTTCGGTTGAGGTTTACTTCTGGAATTGTAAAACCTCATTTGATTCATACTCTTTATTATATTATATAATTAAAATAAATAGAAAATAATATCTAATATTCATATATCCGGGATTGCTATGGAAACCAAAGGTGAATTAGTCGAAATTATTCGCAATTGGGTGCAAGTTGACAACGAGATAAGAGCTCTTCAGAAGGAAATAAACACGAGAAAAAATGATAAAAAAAAGACATCGCTACTTTTAATCGATACAATGAAAAATAATGAAATCGACTGTTTTGATATCAAAAATGGACAAATACAATATGTGAAAAAAAATGTCAAGAAACCTATGACCAAAAAGGTATTATTTGATGTTTTATCTAAATATTATGAAGGAGATTATATGAAAGCAAATAATATGCGAGATTATATTTTGGAAAACCGAGAAGAGTCCACAAAGGAAACTATTTCAAGGAAGATATCTTCTAAAAATGCGGAAACAGAAACAACAGAAACAACAACTCCTCCTATTTGATTATATCAATCATAACAACACTGTTATTCACTCGCCGTTTTCCTATACGCTGTGGGTTTTGCTTCTCCATCAAGATATCCTCCGTTTTATAAACATTATCATCTTTATCTATGTAGTAAATGATTCCATCGATATTATGTGCCTCCACAACAATATTTATAGTGGCATCGACGGCATCAGATTCCCCGATTGTTCCATTCGGTGTCCCTTTTGAATGTGTCCCACAGAAATCGTTCCCATCCCTTTTGCGACGACTACACCGTTCATCGTTAGCCCGTTTGGCACAACATCGAATGTCGTCGGATATTTTATTTTTGACTCGATTACGTTTCTCAAAGTGCTCCTTAGTCAGTGTCAAACGAGGGTACTCATATACAAACTCTATCAAATCTTGGATTGGAACACATTCATCTTTTTTTGCGACCTTTTCACACACTTGCTTCTTGAAACTACTAAGATACTCTTCTATATGCTTATTAATACGTTTTTCCATATTCAAACTATTGTCTCGATACAATATTATGTTTGTCTAAATTCTATTTCAATTTTTTATACATTTTATGAAAATGATATAAAAAATACAGGGTTATTTGTTGTGTTTCTTTTTTACTGGTGTTTTGTTTTGTGAGGGATTTGCTTACAGTTAAAACATCTTCTTGATTTGCTCGAATATCTCCTGAGCCTTAATACAAACAATACGCAAATGCTGACGGATCAAGTTCTTATCTGTTTTGGAAATATATCCAACTCGAATACGACTTTCGCTGTCGTGCGGATGTAATTTTCTGAATCCACAAAAATTCAATACCTTTTCATCTTGATAGTATTGTTCGTAGAGTAAATATTCCAAAACCTTCCCTATTGTATAATCTTCATTTTCCAAGATGATATCGTAATTATTTTCCATTGTTGTTTCACTAAGCGAAATCGGGACAACATCGTCATCGACTGATTGAATCAAAGCGACAAGCTTATTGTGCAATATTTTACACGCCATACGCATTATTTCTCGATTTTCATATACTCCTACACTCTGAATCGCAAAATCAAAACTGTTGTCGACGAATTGTCTCTGCGCATCTAACAATTCAAAGTTGCGTTTTTCGAATTTTATATCCTCGCTTGACAAAGATTCGGACCGTAAATTTTCCTCCAGTTTTTCCCAAACAGAATTCACCTTCTCCATATCGGGCGTGTTACCATACGCGCATTTACTCACACACGTAAATGTAGAGCTGTCATTGGCAGTTTTGAATGAAAATTCATTGGTTAAATGGATTCGCTCTCCGGGAATACTATCACCTATCTTCGGCCTTAATCGAATGAAATCAATATAATCTTGTGTGATCTCATCTTTCGGGAAGATTTCGCGCACCTTCGCTTCTGGCAAATATTCTCCACTCTCCTTTTCTTTTATCTTAAAATCACCGGTTGTTACAATGACCGTGGTTTCACCGGTGTTCTCCATAGACAACTCCATTATGTGTTTTTCTAAAAATTTGAGGTCTTTTGAATGTATTGGGATATTTGCCAGTCGGTGTTTGACTATTTCATTATGAAACCGCGTTGTGTTTGCGTGAATTTGGCATTTTCCATTTTCATACATTTCTGAATCAAATGCTGCGGTAGGTATGTCATTTAAAACTGTTCTACGCAAGGCATTCGCTAAACTTACGTCGATATTAGAAAGAGTGAACTTGAACACTCCGTTTTTATCGGATGGATTGGAAAATGACGGGTTCATAATATACTACTATTAATATATACCTATTATTTAAATATTTTCAAATCAATTTTTTAACATCTGGAATAAAAAATGCTAAATTATTCGTTTTTTCAGACACTAACTACCTATTCTACCTATTCTACATATTCTACCTATTCTTCATATTCATCTGAAACTATGTTATAATTATAGTCTCTCAAATATCGTGCCATCCGTTGAGGGCTCAGTGTTTTCCGCACGAGTTCTTCGACAAATGATATATTTGGTTCTTCGTCTAATGGAAGTTCCTGTTCCCCCTCTAATGGAAGTTCTGGATTATCTGCAAAATCGATCTGTGATTTCATCGCGTCTGTATCGATTGTGAATACACTTGGATTTTCTGCGAGAGTTGATATATCGAATGTCTCATAAAACACTCCATATGATAAGCCCTGGATTTCTCTCGCCTTTTCTTCGATCAAATCTATAGCACCACTATTTTGGCAGATGTTTTTCCAATTTATTTTATCTTTGTTTTGTCGAAGCAATTCTACTGCTCTGGGGTTTTTGTTGAAACATAACGTGTCCCAATCTATTTTATCGATGTTCTTCAACAAGATACTTACCGCGTAGTCGGACTCGTTGTAATGTAATGACATCCAATGGCGGGTTTCATATATAATGGAATCGTTGTAGCTCATTAGAAATTTTAGCGACCATTCATTGTGAAAACATAACCAATCAGTATCGCCCGATTCGAACAATTCGGTTCGTAACTTTTCGATTTTAGATAAAATCTGATATCCATTTTTATTTTTTAGCAAAGCCTCCAGATTGAGATAGTCAGGGTGTATTTTTTCTAATAGATGAATAGCATTCTCGTTCTTGCATAAAGCTGATATCAATACTCTCCTCAGATCATACATATAATCAACTAAATTGGGGCTGTAGTGTGGGTCAAACAAGTACCCGAAGTTCCTTTCAATGAACGAAATCGCACCGGGATTTTCAAATACATTGTGAAGACATATAGAACGATGTATGTCTTCACCCTTATTGTTTTGTGAATTGAAGTTGAAATGATAGTCCATCAAGATATAGTTCCCCTTTTTATATGCCTTTTCAAACATATGAACCGCCGCTGGGTTATACGACAGTTCTATATAATCTATATTCTCGACATCTCTTTCCAACAAATGAATCGCTTCGGGATGCCCCGACAAATCCTGTACGCTAACCATATCATTTTTTTCTAATTCGTGTATTGCGTGTTCGTTGTTCAATATATTCTCATAATCCAGATGATTGATGTTTGGCATCCAATCGCGAATTTTATATAATGGACGAAATGACATTGTAGTTATATAGTGCTTTATATACTTATTTTATAAATGTATAAAATAGAATCAATTTTTTGAAGGTTGGGAAAATCATGTATTAAAAAATTGATTCCTTTTTTTGTAAAGAATGTATTCGCATAAATCTCTCTGTTCACTATGGTATTAACTCTAACAACTACTTTCGAAGAAACTGTATGGAACGAATGGTCCAAAAGATTACCTACATTCAATACTTACTTTGTTCGTCGAGCATTCTATCCAAATAGAATGACCGAACTCGACAACTTGGTGCGACAATTTGTCGAAACCCAGCGCAAGTCAACACAATTGCTTATAAACAATCGTGGTAGACTTCCTAAATATTGGGACGACTTAACCGAAGACCAAAAAGAAAAATGGCAAAACACAAAGACCCTCATTAAAAATCTCGACAAAACTCTTCAAAAGTGCGTGATAGACAACAACGTCGGAATGTTTATGGAGAGTCTCGAAACACTGGAATCTCAACGCATTGCTGATTTGATCAACCACCCCGAGGAGGATAGCTACGAGGCTACTATCAGAGAAGCAGCAGAAGCCCTTATCGAGTTCTCCAACAAGGCCCACGAAGAATGTAAGCGCAAGTTTCTCAAACAGAAGATTGTGGAGGTCGGCCCGGTTCGCCGGTCTTCAAGACTTGTTCAAAAGAGCACGAAATAAATACGAACGAATTAGCTAGGTAGTTAGAATAGATTATAAATTAGTAAACACTTTTTTCTCGTATTTTTATTCATACCATCACTAATAACATAAAGACGAAAAATAATATTATTGGCATAAACAATAATATCCAAGAAACCATCGGTTGCCCAGCTCTACATATAATGTTTAAGACCCACGTCCAGAAAATCACATAGAATAGTTTCAGAAGAAAAATGATGTAAACACTTAGAGATACATCACATTTATACGCTCCTACACAATACATATGGGTATTTCCTGTGTTTTGAATCGCCATAACGACAAGGGCAATCAAAGATACCACTAAATATATCTTGGAAGGTAAACATAAATTTTTTAATCCGACAATCTTCATTATATATACTGTTTTAGATTTTTTTGAATTGTTGCCAAAATTATTTAAGCAGGTCGTGTAAGATATTCCATATGTCAACATCTTATTTTATTTTGTCGAAATCCCCAAACAAGGAAATATGCAACAACGATGACAATGGGGTTGTTTTGTTACAAAATAAAATCAACTATATTCTCCCGAGAAACCTACTGACGTTTTATAGTGAAAATGGATTATTCGAATCAGGATTAATCGAATGGTGTAAACAGTTCTGTCGCAAAGACAAAACGATGTTAGATATTGGTGCGCACACAGGCAGTTATGCTTTATCGCTCGCCCCGTATTGTAAGTCGGTATATGCGTTTGAACCCCAGAAAATGACATATTATGCTTTGTGTGGAGGAGTCGCTTTGTCTAATATCAATAACATTGAGTGTTTGAATATCGGGTTGGGTTCTAAGGAACAAGTCGGGAGTATGACATTGAATATTGTTAGTAATGACGGCGGTGGTTCATCCATTCACAATAATACCGATGTTTTGGCAAGAGAGGAAATCCAAATTGATATGTTGGATAATTGGAATATATCCAATATAAGTTTTATAAAATTGGATGTCGAAGATAACGAACAATATGTATTAGAAGGCGCCAAACAAACAATTATAAAATCAGAATACCCACCAATTCTGTTTGAATGTAACGACCGGGCAAAACATCAAGGACTTTTTGATGTCATACAAGAGCTTACATATTCGGTGATTACAATCAATGGTCTTCAGAATATGTATTTAGCTTGTCGAGATTAAAAAATTGATTCAATTATTGGTTGATATGATTGTATCATTATTACGATGTGTCATTATCCTAACTGCAAAAAACAACCAAATTATAACGTAGAAGGCGAAACAAATGCGTTATATTGTAATGAGCATAAAAAGGAAGGAATGGTCAACGTAATAAGTAAGACTTGTTGCGAAGAAGGATGTAAAAAAAGACCAACTTATAACGTAGAAGGCGAAACAAATGCGTTATATTGTAATCAGCATAAAAAGGAAGGAATGGTCAATGTGATATCCAAATCTTGTAAAAGTGAATGGTGTACAATATGTATTTAGCTTGTCGAGATTAAAAAATTGATTCAATTATTGATTGATGGTATTGTATCATTATTACGATGTGTCATCATCCTAACTGCAAAAAACAACCAATTTATAATGTAGAAGGTCAAAAAGCATTATATTGTGGTCAACATAAAACAGAAGGAATGAAGGATGTGAAACACAAATATTGTATCCACGAAGGGTGTAATACACAACCAATTTATAATGTAGAAGGTCAAAAAAAAGGTCTATATTGTGGTCAACATAGAAGAGAAGGAATGAAGGATGTGAAAAACAAATCTTGTATCCACGAAGGGTGTAATACACAACCAACTTATAATGTAGAAGGTCAAAAAAAAGGTCTATATTGTGGTCAACATAGAAGAGAAGGAATGAAGGATGTGATATCCAAATCTTGTATCCACGAAGGGTGTAATACTAGACCAACTTATAATGTAGAAGGTCAAAAAAAAGGTCTATATTGTGGACAACATAAAACAGAAGGAATGAAGAATGTGATATCCAAATCTTGTATCCACGAAGGGTGTAATACTAGACCAACTTATAATGTAGAAGGTCAAAAAAAAGGTCTATATTGTCTTCAACATAAAACAGAAGAAATGGTGGATGTGAAAAACAAATCTTGTATCCACGAAGGGTGTAATACTAGACCAACTTATAATGTAGAAGGTCAAAAAAAAGGTCTATATTGTGGTCAACATAGAAGAGAAGGAATGAAGGATGTGAAAAACAAATCTTGTATCCACGAAGGGTGTAATACACAACCAATTTATAATGTAGAAGGTCAAAAAAAAGGTCTATATTGTCTTCAACATAAAACAGAAGGAATGAAGGATGTGAAACACAAATCTTGTATCCACGAAGGGTGTAATACACAACCAATTTATAATGTAGAAGGTCAAAAAAAAGGTCTATATTGTGGTCAACATAGAAGAGAAGGAATGGTGAATGTGATAACTAAGACTTGTAAAAGTGAATGGTGTACAACGATGGTCCAAACAATTAAATACGATGGTTATTGTTTGTTCTGTTTTATCAACTTGTTTCCAGATAAACCAGTATCGCGAAATTACAAAACCAAAGAATACGCTGTTGTAGAATTTGTAATGTCCGTATTTCCAGATGTTGATTGGGTAGCAGATAAAAGAGTGAATGGAGGTTGTTCAAAACGCAGACCAGATTTGATATTGGATTTAGGATATCAGGTTCTAATCGTTGAAGTGGACGAAGACCAGCACAATAAATACGATTGCAGTTGTGAAAATAAACGCATAATGGAATTATCGCAAGATATGGGGCATAGACCAATAGTATTTATACGGTTCAATCCAGATGAATATGAAAGAAATGGAGAAAATATAACATCTTGTTGGGGTCAAGACAAAAATGGTATTTTTGTAGTGAAAAAATCCAAAAAGAATGAATGGAACCAAAGGTTGAATGTATTAGAAGAGCATATAAATTATTGGATAGACCCACAGAATATCACAAATAAAACAGTTGAAGTGATTCAATTGTTTTATGATGAGTGAATCGATAATCGTGTTTTAGTATTTCATCCAACAAATTAAGCTAACGCGACTTTGGTATCTAATGCGGGTTGACTATATGAATGAGGATCCGCGTGATTCTTCATAGAATACGTATCCGCAGCATTGACCGCACCAGCACTAGTCATAAAACTCGTGACGGGGTTACTAAATTGTCTATCCAAAGAATAACCGCCTTTCTTAATACGCCGTCTTCTACTTCCACCAGTCATATTGGGTAAGTTTCTACTTGAGATTTGCATATGCAACGGGTCAACCTGATGTGTATTTATGGGATACGTATATGAATCGTGGCTACTGGTATAACTGGCAGGACCAAAGTCCGAACCGCCCATTTTCTTTTGTGTGAATCGTCGTTTGGACTTACCACCCTGTTGTTCCATCATACATCCGCCGCATCCACCCTTCATTTTTTTGTTTCTGTATGTTCTTCGTTTACATTTGCATTTATTCTGACAGTTCTTTCTTTTACTACACGCCTTGCACTTATCACACCCTTTACATTTTGTGCATTTAACACATTTCACACATTTCGTTTTTCGAGAACCTTTCACCATTTTATATAATATATGTATATTTTTTAGTGGGAAGTCAAAAGGACTTTCGATGTTAAGTAGGTTCCCATAGTAATCCACATCGTGTTGATTACACTGGAGCTTTCGTGTAATACCCATCGTATAGCCTGACAATGTGGTGTTGCTACCATAAATGGACTATACAGAAATCCTACAATTGTTGAAGGGGTGCAAATATATGTATAAATGTGCGATGATATATAGTGGAGAAATATCCAAGTAGAATAAAAAAATATAATGGTTTTGGCTTCTTTTGTAATAACATTTGGTATAGAATATACGATTGTCATCTGGGATTATTATAAATATATATCGTTTATATGTTTATATTATTGTTGGGTCATACAATTTGTTATTCTATTCGATATCTACGTGTGTTAGCATATGCCTTCTACAACACACACCGGTTAATCTCAATTCATCTAAAGTTTCACCTTCAGCGGTTTTTTCAGTGTTGGTTGATGTGAAATAAACAACGTTATCCAGTTTCTCTCCCTTGGCGATTTTTCTCTGTCTAACTTTTTCTTGGTAATATCTGTATTTGTTTGCCAGTACATTTCCACAGGTGACACATCTAACAGGAATAATCATTATATATCTGCTTATATAATATACATTTGTATATATTTTCTAAATCAATTTTTTGTTTCCAATAATATTTCTAAAGGTATATCAAGAAAGATTCTTATGAAATATTTCACACACGGAATTTGTTTGACATTACTGATCATTATATTATCTATAAATTACGCATACTATTCTCAAGAAATGTTTCAAACCGAGCAACAAACTGTTGAAGGTGTACAAGAGTTTTGTCAACCAGACGATGAAGAGTATGATTCTTGTTTGGAAATCACTTATTTCGATATAAACAACGTAAAACAAAACGGGAAAGTATTACTTTTACCGGGGTATTTTGTGAATGCCGAAAATATGGTGGAAAAAATTCAAACATTAAACAATTTATCTACCCCAACTCCACAACCATCATTGCCGCCCCCGGAATTTCTCTCCGATAATATTGACGCAACATTTCACGGGGATTTCGACAAACCCGAGCACAGAACAAAGAATTCCATATGGCATAGAAACTACCAAGGGAAACTTGAAAAGGTTTATTACGCGGATATTTCAAACACAACACTTTATTACGACCCATCGGAATATCCCTACGGTCCATCTTCCTATGTTCCCGATTATGAAGAATCAACAAAATTAAGTTATTACTCTCATTCACAGGAACCGGCGAAAGACTCTGCGCCAAACGATGTTTCCCCCGCCACTTCAAATCCTCTTTTCATCCAATCAAAACATAAAAAACTCACGGAAAATCCAGCCTATGTGTCTTCATTGCGCGATTTAGATGACGTCAACCAGCAATCAGAAGAAAAAATGAAGTCTTATACTATTTTTCCCTAGCTAAATATACCTATCCTAATTTGTTATTCGCACATCAGCCCGGCACATTGGGCACGACTCTAACACTTGGTTCCCCTGGTGCATACAACACTTCAAGAAACATTGTGTACACAGTTTATGGTTGCACAATAAAGTTATTGTAGGTGTTTCTGTAAGAACATTTTCATAGCAAACCATACAAACGGTTGCGTCGTCGTGTTTATTCACCCACAAAGAGTCTATGGTGAAACACAACATCCGTCGATTATACTTACCTAATGGTCTAATAAGGTTCTTTTTATATTTCTGAGATAACAAGGACAGGACCGCTTTCAACATAATTGTATCGAGCTTGTCCCACGTAGGTTTTTCAGTTGTATCGAATGCCAAACACTTGGCACATTCTCTCACTCGGACATACTCACGAGATTTCAGAAATGTGATAACACTATCACTAAAATCTTTCAGTGGTTCATCCGTCGGTCTATGCCGGTACAATCGTCTTTTATCTCGACGATTTTGGTTCCTCTTTGAATTATCACGCGCGGTCTTATCAGACATTACAGTGGTTGGTAGTTGTTGGTTTTCCATTATTATTATAATGTCCCATATGAATATAAAAAAAGACATCAATTTTTTTATACTACGAAAAATTTCCGCTGGATTCATTATTTTTGGTTTTTGTATATTTACAAATATGAATATATGTATAAATGGATAAAAAAACGCATTATAACTCCATACATAAAGAGTGTCGTATAATGATGTTTGCGAGGGGCCTAATCACAAACACACTACACATCACTCAGCACATATAAGAGATGTATTATTACACAATACAAACGGTCTTTGGGTTTCCCCATCCAACAAGATTGTTAGTATCAGAGTGGGTGAACACTCATCAACTACAACCTATTTATACGACTTTCATCGTTTTTAACGCCGTAGTGTGTCTTGTTTTACTCAACCAAACAAGAAGTTGTCATACGTTATCACCCTTCGAACGAACAATTTTATCGTTGTTGAATCATATGGTTCGCTCCTACTACGCCGGATGAAATTCACCTCAATCCTTTGTATGAGCTCTTCTCATAAGTTTCTCGTCCATTTCAGTATGAATAAAGGGCCCAGGATTCACTTTTATTCTGTTCCCCAGTTAAGTGGACTTACAAAACTTTATAGTGTTTCCGAATAACCCTACAAGAGGGTTATTACGCTGGGATTTTTAAGCGCTATTCAGGGGTGAATTTTGCCGTCTTTGACTCGAATTCATAGGTCTCTTAATGTTACCCTATTACTATCTTCCCCATGTCACAAAATAGTATGTGTATGTGTATTTAATCGGCTTTTAAATACACCATACTATTTGAACTCCTAAGCACCACCACGGGTGTCAATTCACCTCCGCTTAGGATTGTAGGATATCACATATATCCTTCCATACCCCTTTATATTTTAAATTTGGAGTTAGTTTATACACATAATCGTTTTGGTGTCAGGTATTTTTATATTGTTCCCAGGATATAGTTTCATATTAACCTGACACTTAAGTCCTCAGTCAATAATCCTCTAATCCAATAAGAATGAACTTATTACGCTAGGATTTTTAAGCGCTATTCAGGGCGAGTTTCACTGTCTTTGACTCGATTTCATAGGTCTCTGAATGTTACCCTATTGCTATCTTCACCCAAGTCACAAAATAGTATGAACAATCATATTTAACAGGGCGTAGCCTTTAAATACACCATATCTATTTGAACTCCTAAGCACCACCACGGGTGTCAATTCACCTCCGCTTAGGATTGTAGGATATCATATATATCCTTCCATTCCCGAAGATTAGTTTTACCACATTACTCCTTATCGGTGGATATACTTTGTATATGCTTATTCACTGTTCGGGAAAAAAATGAATCAATTTTTTAATTATAAAAATTGCAGAATTTTGTTTTTTATATATTACATATCCTCTAATATTTTATATCCTTTTGTTGTTTTCTTTTTTTTTAGTATGTTATTGTTTTTATGAATTTGATTATGACATTTTTCACACACACTAATCAAGTTCGCTAAATGATTTTTATGAAACTCCCCATTTTCCGTTTTTATGATCCCATTTTTCGACGCTATTTTTTGAGGTTCTAAATGATGGATTTCTTCGCCTAAAGTTTCCCTACATATTTCACAATTCCCACGAACTTTTCTCGAATTATATGTCGATGATTTCTGTTCCAATTCACCACCACAGTTTGGAAAGTATTTCAAACGGATTTTAAATGCATCTTCCAAAAACTGTTTTTCTAAATACAGAGATTTACACACTTCCAAACCATAGATTCGGTCTCCTGAACCATCCTTCAGTTTTCGATCATACACCAAACAATTCAGTTCATTGTCATAATGAACAGCCATATGTTTAAGAACCATTTTCTTTGATTTCTCCAACAACTTAATTTCATCATAACCGACTATTTCGTGGAAGTGTGTAGCAAATAAATAGGTGGCACCCGATTTATCCAAGTGTTGGATTCCCGTCGTAAAAATACTCAAAGCAGATTCGGTTTCGGTTCCACTGCACAATTCATCTCCCAAAATCAAACTGGATTCGTTTGCCATTTTCAAAATAATACGCAGTTCAGACATTTCCACAGCAAAAGTCGACAACCCGCGAAACAAATTATCATTCCCTATTATCCGAGAGAAAATAGCAGTGTACGGTTTGTATGTCATATGCGAACAAGGAACGAAATTTCCACTTTGAGCCAAAATGATTGCTATTCCTAACGCACGAATAAAACTCGTTTTACCCACTGCGTTGGTTCCAAATAAAAGCATTCCGAGTTCGTGTTCATTTCCCATAGACACGTTATTTGTTACATATGTTTCATTTTGTTGGATATGTTCTATTAAAACGTGTCGCAACCCATCAATATCAAAATATGATTTGTCGCGGTCACTATCGATCACAGGCTTATGATAACTATACTTTCGCGATATATACGATTTACTTTGTAATACATCCAAATCTGTTATATACCGCGTAACATTATAGAAATATGGAAAGCATTTGTTCTCAAACATAGTAAGAAACTCCGAGAACGCCCGTGAAATTTCTACAGAAACCCTTTCTTTGAGTTCTGCGACTTTATTTTGAACTCTTACCAATTGAGGAAATTCGATGGTTTCTTTTGACGCCGAAGCTTTCACCGTGCGAATATCCCTGTATGGAATGATAAACGATTCTGAAAAAACGATTTTATCATCTTGCGCGCAGTTTTTCAACAAACCCTTCAGGACTTCTCCACGTTTTTTGGTGATTTGGAGAAAAGCTCCGGACCTTTCTGTTTCGTGAATATTCACATATTCGATGTCTTTTTTTTCTACCCTTTTCATTAGATTATTTAGGAAAAGGTGCACATCGTGGAATACCTTCAAATTGTCTTGATAATCTTTAAAGACGTTATCCAACACACTGAATATTCCCGGCTTAATAAAGTTGAAATCAAACCCTGATAATTTATTCAGAGACGAGCATTTATCTATTTCGAGATGTGCATTAATAAATTCGAGAATGTTGTTACAACATTCCTCTGTAGGGGTCATTTGCTCTTGGTTCTCCATTAAATGATTTATTAAATCCTGGTTCTCAATATTCAAATAAATGTTTCTTACAGATTCTATACTTTTACAAAGTAGATAAAACGCATTCGGATATATTTTCTTCATTACGATTTGTCTCCCCATTTTTTCCAAATCGTGGATCTGAAACAGTTGTTTTCGAATATACTCAAATCTCTCTTCTTCAATATCATTGACCACTTCTATCATATCGTATTGAGTATTTAACCAAGATTCATCAAACACCGGATTTGTAATTTGGTTTTTATAACACCGTTTCCCCATAGATGTCAAACATCTATTCAGGAAATTCGCCACTGACGACAAGTGTCCATATTGTTTGCTATCTTCGTTCGAATCGTCGATTATATTGAGCTGTTTGAGAGTATGGTTCGCCAATATCATTCGGGTGGATACTTGTGTGAATTCTGGGATGCTTATTTTTCTTACCAAATCTGGATTGTGTTCTCGAATATAATTTATCAAAAATGAAAGTGCTTGTGTGCTCATACCGAAATCCCGGAATTCTCCACATAAACTATACGCTTCTTCGCCATAGACATTCGATAATATTTGCTGTATGAAATTCTGCTTTTGACTGTTCTCGACCATAACATTTGTAGTGTCGTTCAAATCATACAAATGAATATTTTGGGTTCTCAATCCACTATATTGTAAAATGGTTTTTGTTTGAGATTCCGAGAACCTTGACGCGACAAGTATTTCATTCGGGCATATCATAGATATATACCGTTCTAATTCATCGAAAGACGTTGGGGTCATCAAAAATTCCGTTTCATATTCATATATAGATGTTTTCCCTGTAAACATATGGCAACACGCCATACCACACACAATCATTTCCGTATTTTGTCGTAGATTACTATATTTCTCCAACCACAAGCACATTATATTGTTTGATAATACCGTAGTGTTTGTGGACTCATATGAAATGTATGTTCCGGGCGAATGTGTTGCGTGATGGGTTCTCGGTTGAGATGCTAAAGTCGATGTTTGTATGTATACAACAACCGTATATCCAAAAGATACAAACCGTTCAACATATTTGTCCAGACTATATTCGCGAAAACCACACATCACCACCGTTCCATCTAACATAGTAATATGTTTGTTGGCGATGTTTAAATTCGTCAATCTCGAACATTCTTCTATATTAGAATACTTGTAATCGTTATCGGAAATCTTGATTCCATATATTTCGAAAAAGGCCCCGCACTGCATCAATATAATCGTTTTTATACCATACTTTGTTTGATATTCTTCAAACAAATCGAAATATTGTTGGTGGACGTTGTACGTCGACAATTTAGGTGGCATTTTATTAAACTATATAAATAGTGAAAAAATATTTATATTGTTTTCTAAGACGATGATATTGTTTGATAAAAATGTTTGTGTTTGTTGCTTCTTATACCACCTTGAAAAAGTCGTCGATAGTTTCCGATTTTGATATACTGTGTACGATATTCGCGTAACACGTGTTGCTTTTCACAATGCTGACAATCTTTTTATTATATTTTTGCAATGATTTCATATTGTAATAATAACACAACATTTCTTCCAACACTGACTTCGTTATATAATCCATTTTTACCGTCTTATCCATTCGACCCACTCGTTTTAGTGCCGGGTCTATTGCTTCCAAATCGTTTGTCGTGAAAAACACCAAACTGTCGTGTAACTCGACAATCCCTTCCAACACATTCAGTATGTATTCCAGATTCAAATCATCAGAATTCGCAGAAGAAGCCATCGGTACCAAGAAATTTTCCTCGCATATCTTCTTCAGTTTCTCCTCACTTAACTCTATAATCGGTTTCGCATTTGTTTTAGTCGCCGTTTTCAAATTCTCTCGCGTTTTTAGTATCTCGCTATTATTCGCATCAAAATCCTCGAATACTATCACCAATTCACTCTGTTCATATACTCGGTTGCCTATTTTCAAAGGTCGGAAAAGCGCGACAAATTCACTACAAGTCTTCAGTTTCGACCACGGTACCAATACACAATGACGCCCAGTGTGTTTTATCGTGGATTTTATTAGCGACGACTTCCCGCATCCAGGAGGTCCGTGTAACATACATATTCCTTTGAATGGTATTCCATATTGTTCGTATTTTGTCATATCCAAGGTTTTCCGTGTGGATTTTATGAAGGGTTTCAAAAACTCGACAAATTCGGTTTTGGCTTCGAAAAAAATATTCTCAAATGATTTGTTGGTATGAAACGGCGTCTCACTGAATGAAATCGATGTACAATCTTCGTCGTCTTTATAAGATTTCTTATATTCGAATACAATTTGCTCGTATTTGCTTGTATCGTTTTGATATTCTTTTTCTAATCGTGCAACAAAATCATTGATCACCGATGCTTGGTTCATCCCCTTTTTGAAGATTCGGTAGACATACTTTTTCGATGTATACAGCGATTTGGTTTTTTCTTTGTCGTCCTTATCTTCCGAAACCGAATCGTAAATTATTTCTATATAGATTTCTTGCGCTTTATCGACTTGAATCGCTTGACTATCCTTCGGAATCAAAATGAAATCCGATTTATTTATATCCAGATACAGTCCGTTCTCGAAATTTATTATTTCCGTCATTGCACTTATTTTGTCAATGTGATACTTTTTCAAATGATGATTAATCGCGTGGAAACGCCCACTATACAGAGTTTTTACCATTGATTTTTGATTATACCCAGAATATACCTTCAAGTGAAAAGGAATCACAATTGACGATGTATTGTAGTCACTCGTCAAATAGTACTCTATTGTGTCGTTTATATGTGCTATTATGTAAGATGGTGTGGCCTTGTATACCGCATAAATTAAAAAAAGGATTATTATGTAAGGGTTTGTTGGCTCGCTCATATATTTCGTCATCAGAGATGCTTGTAAAATATAAAAGACGTCCATTTTATATTTTATGATAGGGAATATTTATATTGTTTTCACTGATTCGATAAGGGATATTTACTCCTTATCATTCAAAAAATTATACAGCATATTCTCAGAATTGTGATTCTTCACTTCTCCACAAACCGTCGAAACACTTTCAAACATTTTTCGCAGAACATCTGGTGGCGCCACCGTTCCTACCTTGATGAATCCTTTTTTGATCAAAAACCGACGAACATCTTTGATGGGAACTTTCGACAACTCGTTCGTTTGGTTCTTGATACGACTTCGAATTGTATGATTGGATACCAATACACCTACTTTGGGTAATACTGTCGACTTGCCTACTTTATACGTTCTCCTATATATTTTTCGCTGCTTTCTATTTCGAATCTGTTTCTTATTAGGCTTCATCATACTCGAAAATGTCGCCTTTTTCTCGGCAATCATTTTATTCTTCAATCGTTTAATCTTGTTTTGGACTTCCAACGCTTCTTCCCAAGAAGATTTCTGTGCGGGTGGTTTCAACTGAAATTGTGATACTTCCAACACTGGACTTGAAGTGGGCTGATTCTCCGTAGGGTTTGATACAATACACGGCTTGTTAAATACCGGTCCTACAGGAGAAGGTTCAATCGGTCTTTGCGGAAGAGGATGAGTAGAAGGATGAGTAGAAGGATGAGCAGGAGGATGGACAGAATGAGGTGTAGGACCAAGTTTAGGATATATTTTTTGTGTCTGATTCTTCCAAGTTCTGAATGTCGGTAGATTTCCATTTTTCAAACATCCATATTGTGGGGTCTGTGGTTTGTACTGAAAAGGAATATTGCTCACAGGCATTTTCAGTTCATCCGGAATATCCAGCGCAACATTTTCGTTGGTTTCTATCCTCATAGACGGCTGCAATAATAATGATTCTGTTGGAGTTATATCGGGATATTTCTTGAAACTCTTCGATAAATTGCTGTTCACCTCACCGGCTTCTTTCGCCGCTAATTCAGAAAGAAATTTATAAGAATCTTCAAAGTCTTTGGAAAAATCATCTGTCACAGGATTGCTGGATTTATTCGAAGGCTCGCTACTCTTTTTATCGTCAAACATCTTCCTGTATTCGTCTTGTTGTTTTTCGCGAATCATCTTGATAATGTTGCGGCGAATCGATTTCTGATTTTGTTTTTTATCTTCTCTATTACTTTTCAGTTGAATTTTAGGCGACGCATCTCGTTTTTTCCTTGTCGTACTTTGTTTCGAAACTTTAAACGATTCGGGGTTTATCTGAATGGTCCGTTTTTCACTCATTTTATTTTACTTTTTACTCTGTAATAAGATTTTAATAAGAACATTTTATCACAATTACAAATTACATTTTCAGAAAGAATCTAAAAAATTGATTACATTATTCATTTAGATTTAGTATGGCACATAAGTCTCATTTCAATATGTCTAAAGAATACGAAAAGAATCCTCTATTTGATGAATCCTATTTGCTAGACCATCTGGGTAAATATTTGGAAGAACCATTCAAACTGATTGAATCCTATTTCGATGGACAACACCTCGAACGCTTAGTGAGACATCAAATAGAATCATACAATCATTTTGTCAACTACCAAATCCAACAAACAATCCAGATGTTTAATCCAGTTGAAATCTGCTCTGAAAATGACTATGTGCCAGAACACAATAAATACACTTTGGCTGTATACGTGTACTTCGAAAATTTCAAAATGTATCCTCCCCAAATCCACGAAAACAATGGAGCGACCAAGCTGATGTTGCCACAAGAGGCTAAAATACGAAATTTCACATATTCTTCTGCGATGACTGTCGATATTCGCGTAAAGTATATTGTGAGAAACACAGAAAATATGGACCAGCCCAAAACATTCGAGAAATTTCTACCTAAAATTAATATTGGTAAGTTGCCAATTATGGTGAAATCATCAGTGTGCGTCCTAAAACAAAACAACCATATTCACTCTCTACATACCGGCGAATGTAGAATGGACTGTGGCGGTTATTTCATTATCAAAGGCTCCGAAAAAACCGTATTGGGACAAGAACGTGCCGCAGAAAATCGCGTTTATTGTTTCGATGGGAAAAACACAACCAAATGGAAAAATTATGCGGAATTCAAATCCGTTCCAGATTATAAGTGTATTTCTCCAAAACAAATCGAAATGATGATCTCGTCTAAAAATAATGGATTTGGACACGGAATTTATGTATCTGTCCCACGCATCAAACAACCCATCGAACTGTTTGTCCTATTCCGCGCTCTCGGCGTTTTGAAAGACAAAGAGATCACCTCTTATATACTGCTAAATATTGAGGATAGTGCGAATAACGAACTCTTGAATTTCTTACAAGCCTCTATCATCGATGCCAATAAATATCCAACACAAGAAGACTCACTTCGACACATTACATCAAGCGTCGCATATATGCCAATCAATATGGACAAGGAAACTGGCGCAAAGAAGAAACGCGAATTTGCGGTCGAAGTTATAAACAACGACTTGTTTCCACATTGCCGGACATTGACGCAAAAACTGTTTCTCATAGGGCATATGGCAACAAGACTTATGAAGGCATCGTTGAACCATTCGCCCAGAGATGACCGTGATTCATATTTGAATAAGCGTATCGAATCCTGCGGAACATTGCTAAATAACCTGTTTCGAAATTATTTCAATAAACTGGTGAAAGAAACGGGTAAGATGATCTCCAAACTCGTCACCAACGGTTCGTGGCAGTCTACAGAAGACTACGAAAATATTGTAAATATGACAAATATATACAAAATTATGAAAACGACCACCATTGAAAATGGAATCAATAGAGCTCTCGCGACCGGCGACTTTAGTATTAAACAATCTAATAGTTCAAAGGTTGGAGTCGCACAGGTTCTAAGTCGATTGACATACTTATCCAGTCTATCTCACGCACGAAGAATAAACACCCCGTTGGAAAAGAGCGGCGAGTTGGTCTCGCCAAGAAAACTACACAATACCAGTTGGGGGTTTTTGTGCCCCGCAGAAACTCCAGAAGGACAGTCTATTGGTATTGTCAAAAACATCAGCTATATGGCTCATCTGACAATCCATACAAATAGCTCCTCTCTCTACGAGTACATCCAGCCATACATCGAAACATTGGAACACTTTGTTGAAACACAAGATATTAAGTCGCTACACAAACGTGTGAAAGTGTTTGTAAACGGTTGTTGGGTAGGAGTCGCAAAGGAACCGATGGAGTTGTACAATGAAATGAAGAACAAAAAGTATTCGGGTATCATCAACATTTATACATCGGTTGTGTTTGATATAAAAAATATGGAAATCCGTGTCTGTAATGACGCAGGGAGACTGACGAGACCATTATTACGAGTCAAAGATAACCGTGTATTGCTCACACAAGAAATCATCGCACAATTAGAATCCAAGGAGATTACTTGGAACGACCTGCTCACAAGTTGTAAACTGGATGATTCGATTATAGAATATATTGACCCAGAAGAACAGAATTATTCTATGATCGCGATGAAGGCCAAAGAATCGTATTTACACGATTCTCAGCTACAATTCAAGTATACTCATTGTGAGATTCATCCGAGCACTATTTTCGGTGTTTTAGCGTCGTGTATTCCTTTCCCGGAGCATAATCAAGCACCCAGAAATACATATCAATCCGCAATGGCCAAGCAAGCTATGGGCGTATTTGCGACCAACTTCGACCAACGAATGGACAAAACCGCGTATATCCTGAATTATCCTACACGACCTTTAGTAGATACTCGACTGATGAACTTCATACACTTGAATTCGATTCCATCTGGTATGCAAGTCCACGTCGCCATTATGACACATACTGGATATAATCAAGAGGATAGTGTATTGGTCAACAAGGGTTCTATTGACCGCGGACTATTCGCGGCTACTATTTATCATACTGAAAAAGACGAAGACAAAAACATCATTCGCGATGAAATCATCCGGTGTAAACCCGATAAGGCGAAAACACGCGGAATCAAATTCGGGAATTATGATAAACTCAACAGCAACGGATTCATAGACGAAAATAGTCGATTGGAAAATCGCGACGTCATCATCGCCAAAATCATCCCTATAAAGGAAAATCGCAACGACCCAACCAAGATCATCAAATATGAAGACCAAAGCAAGACTTTCAGAACGAACGAAGAAACATATGTCGATAAGAATTATACTGGACGGAATGGGGACGGATATAATTTCGCGAAAGTTCGTGTGAGAGTATTCAGGAAACCCGTGATGGGAGACAAATTCTCATCGCGTCACGGACAGAAAGGTACTTTGGGTAATATTGTCCCTGAGTGTGATATGCCATTCACAAAGGATGGTCTACGCCCAGATATCATCATCAATCCACACGCCATTCCTTCCAGAATGACGATAGCACAATTGAAAGAAACTCTTTTAGGAAAAGTATTATTGGAGTTGGGTATGTTTGGAGATGGAACCAGTTTTGGAGATTTACACGTGAAAGATATTGCCAAGGAACTACAAAACCTCGGGTATGAATCTTATGGTAACGAAGTATTATACAACGGCCTTACTGGCGAACAACTCCAAACAAATATATTCCTCGGTCCGGTATTCTATCAGAGATTGAAACATATGGTGAATGACAAACAACACAGTCGTTCGATCGGGCCTATGGTGAATCTTACACGACAACCTGCTGAAGGTCGTAGTAGAGACGGTGGGTTCCGTATTGGAGAAATGGAACGCGATGTTATGATAGCGCACGGAATGTCCGCATTCTGTAAAGAGCGGTTATACGATGTATCTGATAAATATAGTGTATATGTTTGTAGAAAATGTGGTCTTATTGCCTCCTATAATAATGGCAACAAAAACAAAGTGTATGACAAAAATGATTTCTCGATTCATTTGTGTAATACTTGCGGCAATAAAACGGACTTTGCCAAAGTAGATATTCCTTATGCATATAAGTTGTTATCTCAGGAACTTCAAACCATCAATGTCGTTCCGCGCCTAATCACAGAATAATTATGATATCTATATCTACTCTGCAAATTTAAAACCCGCTATATGAGTTCCTCGTCATTCTATAGTAGTCTTTCCATGCTTTTGACGTGTCACAATTCATTAATATAACAAAATCATTCGCCGCAGCTTCTATAATGTCTAAAAACAAAAATTCAGTATCTCTATATTTTTCAATAAAATAACATTGGGATTCGAACTTTACCTTTTCACCATCTTCTATTTTCTTTGTGTATTTTTTCGGATTACAATTTATATATCCATTTTTTTGTGTATTTGATACAAACCATCCACCCACGTCTAAATATACTTTTGAATCTTTCAACTCTTTTTCATAAGGTTTATCATCTTGTTTGACTAAGTAACCTACAAATAAAGGACCTTCATATACATCTACCCCTCTATACATAGTATCTTTTATTTTTTGAAATGGTGTAATGTTTTCAACGGATACGAGATTCGCCTCCCTGCTTATATATTGATCTTTTTCCCTGCTTCCTAAATCACTTAATACTTTAAATAACTTACCAGGATTTGTTCTTATTTCATTTGCCATATGATTAAAAATGGTTTCAACTTGGCTTTCAGTTAGGCGCAAATATACATTTTTAGAATTTATCTTTATTCTTAAAAACAAATAATACTTTTTTAAATAATGTTTGCTTTTTGCTAAAAAAGATGTGCTCCTAACATTAACTAATTCGGCACCATATTTTGGTTCTTTTTTATCTAAATGTTCGTTCATTATGGAAAAAAACAATCTCTTATTTTCCCATTTATCTCGATCAGTAATATAACTGGTTTTATAATTAGGTTCTATATATTTGTTTTTACGAGTCAACTTGTTCTTTTTTAGTTTATCCTTTTTCCTAAACTTTGTTTTTGACATATATATATATATATATATATATATATATATATGTATATTTAAAAAATTATCTTACATATAATATATATATAATACACTAGTACTACGAACAATGAAATCACACAAACTTACCCGGAAGAGCCCTCTTTTTTCATCAGATAAAGCACGGTGTAATAAGGTCCCGTGCGGGTCTTGTAACCCATATTGCAAACCATCCTATTGTTATAATAAACGTACCATTTCCACCAAAAATTGGTGTGTGTGTAATATGTTGAATGTATCAAACAAAACCAAACGAGCAAACACGGAACTGAAAAAAAGATGTGTAGAAGAAAAACGACATTACAAACCAAAACCTTCTGATGAAGATGAACACACCATACCAGTCGATGTTCTAAATAAAAAAATGCCATACATTTGGAGATTTCTACGTCAAGGGACCAAGAAAGAAATTCTGAGGTTGGCAGAACTTGATGTAAATGAAATAAACATTCCATTCAATGTGTATGACAGTCCGTCCAATTCTAAATACAAAAAACAAATTAAAACATTGAAAAAGAAATACAAAGATATATAATTCATATTCTATATGTTCGTCATACACGAAGGTTCATATCAAAGCGAAAATCCCATCTATCAGAAAATCCCTACATCAGACACACACCGTCCAATGTTCATCCCCGAAGCACGCGTTGCCAAAGACTATTTTAACACAGGATTTTATGAAAGACCATTTGTAGACTGGACCTGTGATAACTTTTTGAACGACGATAAATGTGTTATTGACATCGGTGCTCACATCGGTTGGTATGCGGTGGATATGGCAAAAAAGGCAAAACACGTTTACGCATTCGAATGTTCTCCAAAATCATTCAACTATTTATGTGCCAACATCGCATTAAATGGACTCGATTATAACATTTCGAAATACAACTGTGCACTATCTAACACAAACACTTCGATGCCATATTTTATTCGTGACCCAAAAGACGGCGGTGGGAACGGCATTTCCAAATTTGACTTTGACATAGTCAATGGAGTACCGTCTGTGATAGTTCCGTGTAAACCGTTGGACGCTTTCGAGTTGGACAATATTAATTTCATCAAAATGGATGTAGAGGGACACGAAAAACAAGTATTAGAAGGAGCTGTTCAAACAATTGTATCGAATGATTATCCGAAGATTTTGTTTGAATCGTGGGATGACGACAAACCGAATTTACCTGTCAAAGAACTCAAACAAGAATTATTCGAATACATACGGAGTGCGTTCGAATACAAGATTGTTCGTGTTGGACAAGATATGTATTTAGCCGAACGATAGACAGACACCGTGAGCTTATTTAGTTATGGAAACGAATTAAAGTTTTCCCTTCATATATTTTACCCTTCATATATTTTAGTGTATTGGATTATGAATTCAAGACTATTGACATATTCACTCAAGGCGGCATCTCCACAAACAAAACAGAAGGCATCCAACACCATATTATTATGCCACAAAGGAAACAATTATAAGGTCATCGACCGTTTGGCATCACAAGGCAATAATGTATGTGTAGTGGAGCATCAATCAAGTAAAATACCTACGACCATTTCTACCGCTGAACATATTTGTTTAAAATACAAACGACCGTGTATTACAGTTTTACCGGCAAATATATATGATCCAAAAAATATAGAATTCGTTTTCGACCAGACCACTAATATATACGGAACAATTGACGGGCTGGTTCTATATAATGACTATAAATGGGAATCTAATGCCATTCTCAATAAATATCTGGATTCAATAATTTCAAATGGAAATATTTCAGTGGTCGATCCGCATACTATTTGAGTTGAAACACCCGATATATTTTCTCATTTATGAATAAGCCTTAATGAATAACCATGAAATAAACGATATAAGAAATCCTGGACAATTCAAAGGAGTTACATTTTCTAAATTCAAAAAAACAGAAGTCCGGGAACAGCTCATACAAAATATGATGAAGGGGAAATACGAACCGGCGTGTTATTGGGGCGCCGAACTCATTTGCGCAGGTCATTATATGGACCTATGGGAAGTGATTCTTCATTATGTGGGAAAGCATATCCATTTAGGAAATCCAAAGCTCGTTATATATTTGGAAATGAGGTATGCTGTATTCAGGAATATTATGAAGCAGGGGCATTATACAACCGAACTGCAATTGCGGAATCATCAAACCATCCGTAATTTGTTTGCCGAAGTAATATCAACCTTGACATTTTCAAACAGGAAACATAGCTTCGAGTCGATAAAGATAAACAGAGTAGAAGAATTCGATATAACACAAATGACCGAACGATTGAAAGCCCCCTCTATCAAATATATGGAACCTATATTCAAGAAAGAGGACCCGAAAGAGTTATACATTCCCATTAACGAGTTCGTGTATACCATCTCAGAAGAGGGACGAAATATGTTGAACGCGTGCTATTGGATAGAATGGCTCATCGAATTCGACGTCATTTGTAAGAAACGTAAAGAACCCATCTTCTGCGAACGACGCAAAGAAAGTAAAGGCGTCGAGAATAAATATCAAAAGGACATTGTATGGATTATCTGGGAAGCAATCGTTTTACGGTGCGAAGAAATAAACAATCCGCTGTTAACAAAAATGATGACTTCCATCATTACATTATTTTCTATAAAATATACCACAGGGTGCTGTAAGAAACGACGATACTTATTCTACTTTGCGATTTCCTTATTAACGGAATCTGTTCCTACAAATGTAGAAATAACAACACAAAAAGATAAAATTCAAATGATAGTGGAAAAAATCAACGAAATATACAAACAAATCAAGAAAAACGAAGAAACTCCTGGAACTGACTACTTGTTCGCGAATTTAGACAAAGCCGAGTCTTTCGAAAGAACTATTCGGAAACTGGAAATGGTACAATCTATGGATTTCGCGAATAATATGAAATAAAGAACCGACGAAGACTCATACACATTGCCAAAAACAAAATATTTATATCATAGAAATATGAATATTTTTCGCAATTTCTTACACTTAGAATGCGGCGCCAAACGCACCACCCAATACACCATTGGCGGCCATAGGTCCCATATATGACGACATATCACCTCCAGAATGTTGTCCTTGTGCCATTCCTGACATCATATCGTGACCAGTAGTCGATTGCTTCATCGTCGCAACTGGTGCAGGTGGAAACATATCATTCTGTAGAGCGCTATTATCTAGAGTGTCGGCACGACTTGGGGTATGACTCGTCGCCGCGTGTTGTTTCTTCTGGCCCTGTTGTGCTGGACCATTCCATAGTTCATTCACACGGTCAACAATGATATTCACTTTTATTCCAAGCTTTGTTTGAATGCTCAATACAATAATAAGGAATGCTAATATCACATTTGTCAGGTTGAGGTCTTCGTATTTAAACCCGCTGTAGGTTGGAACATACGTGATAACTCGGTGAATCAAAATGATTCCGCAAAACATTATGAGGAGCTGGATGAATATTTCGGCTAAAATTTCCAGCGAAGTCTTTTCGGAATCCGCTTCTGGAACGAATTTTTGGATAGATTTGTTCAATAAAATCACAGGAAGAATAGCTAAAATAACGTACTGGAGCACATTTAATATCTCGGCTTTTCCTTCATCACTTCCAGAAAAGACGTGATTGAAAAAAGTCTTCTTTGATGGTTCAGTAATACTTTGTAAATCCATACTACACAACTATATATTTAATGAAATATATTATATTCTATAATGTATTAAAAATATTTTGTTAAATAATCTATTTGATATGACCACACATAGATTAGCAACCATGGCAGACTTACTGTTAGAAAAGCCACTGAACCCCAGACAAGAAGTCATCGTCAACAAAAATCAACAAAATTTCGGAGAAAGGAAACGAATCAAGCCATGACGCACAGGCTCCAAAAGCCAACAGCAAATTGTTCCGAAAGGCTTCAAAAAGGGGTTTCGAAAATAGAACAATCCAATTTACTCGTGGATGAATGACTTATGACGCATAATGAAAATTCAGAGTAAGATTGTTTGAAATCGATATAAACCCATCTAATCCATATATTTATATGGACCACGAAGAATATCAATACTTGAACCTAATTAAAAATATATTAGAAAATGGAACACTCGAGACAGGAAGAAACGGGGACACGAAAAGCCTCTTCGGTGAGTGTATGAGATTTTCCCTAAAAGATGGAACCATTCCATTTCTAACCACAAAAAAACTCGCGTGGAAAACTTGCTTCAAAGAACTCATATGGTTCATACAAGGGAAAACAAATAATAATGACCTAACTGAACAAGGTGTTCATATTTGGTCAGGGAATGCATCCCGCGAATTCCTCGATTCGCGAGGTCTTACAAATAGACCCGTCGGGGATTTAGGCCCTATATATGGGTTTCAGTGGCGACATTTCAACGCCAAATACATCGATACAAACACAAATTACGATGGCCAAGGTATTGACCAGTTGCAACAAATCATAGATTCTCTAAAAGACCCCACACAACGCTCGTCGAGAAGACTTATTATGACCGCGTGGAATCCGTCTTGTTTAGATTCGATGGCTCTGCCACCGTGTCACGTTCTATGCCAGTTCAATGTAAGATCAGGTAAGTATTTGTCCTGTGCACTTTATCAAAGAAGTGGGGATGTCGGTCTGGGTGTGCCATTTAACATTGCGTCCTACGCATTTCTCACACATATATTGGCGGTTCATTGTGACCTTGTTGCCGACGAATTTGTATACTTTTTAGGAAACACACATATATATAATTCACACATCGATGTATTGAAAGAACAAATTACGCGAAAACCTATGAAATTCCCGAGATTGAAAATCGAGAAAAAAGAGAAGATAGAACAATATACTTTAGAAGATATTACTTGGATAGAAAAATATAATTATCACGGACCTCTTCCCCTCATAATGATTGCGTAATTATTTTTGAAAATATAAATACATATATTTATATTTATAATGAGTAGAGCTTTAGGATCGGCCAAACAAAGAAGAGCCGGTGTTTCTTTCCAGGAAAATATCATTCAATCGTCTCCACAATCAAACTCCCAACCCAATCCTACACAACCATTTCAATCCACGCAAAATGGATTGACACTTCCTCAAGTAATTCAGTTAGTAGATACGCGATTGGTGAAATTAGAAAGACATATGATTGATAGTGGTGGAGGCGCAGGCCATATAAACGCATCGGAAGAAATACTTGGCGAAATGGATGAACGCTTCAATATATTAGCTTCCGAACTACAAGAGTTGAAGGATGTTGTTTACAAATTGCAAACATATACTATGGATGTGAATAAAACAATGATGGAAACATTTGTCAAACCCAAAACAGATAAACAAGAGAAAAAATGAAAAAACGAAAAACGGTATCGACGTAAATCTTTAAAAATAATCATTTAAAAATAATGTTTGCTAATAAATATAATGGACGGCATTGATAAACAGATATCTAACTTACAGCAACAATTTTACGCTGAAAATAAGAAAAATTCCTTCTTCAAAAATTCACAAAAACAAGATTTAGCAAAATCACTGGTCCAAGAGTTTAACCTTACTACGTTGTTACCAAGCTGCATCTACATAATACCAGATACAAACATTATTTATATGGACTATCCCATTTTAAAGACATTCCTATTTGAAGACATCTATGAGAAGTCCATCGATTTCATTCTGGAAAAATACAGTCACGCTATTCAACAATATAATTCATATGTGGTTCACGTCAATTTAAAAGGTTTCACCATATCCGCCGCACAACGATATCAAAATGGAATTATAATGTTCACAGACAAATGCAACAACTCTACTACTAAATTTGCAGAACTAATGGAAAAAATGGTGATTATTAACGCACCATCCATGATGGAGACTATCAATAAGATGATGAAACCCTTTATCGACCCATTATTGGTAGGTAAAATTCATTTCCAATCAAACAAATGAAGTTCTTTTTCGATAAATGATATAAATAATATTTATTATTTCATTTACTATGGAATTCACTATCAGTACTGCGGCCAAGTGTGAGATATTTTCAGGAATATTTCAAAATTTAAGGACATTCGTTGATAATGTGAATATACAATTTTCAGAGAAGGGAGTTCACTTACAAACAATGGACAACGCTCACGTTTCTGTCTTCGAACTAAATATTCCTAAAGAATGGTTCGATGAATTTAATTGTGAATTGAAAGATGGATTTGTATTGGGAATATCGTGCAACATCATATCTAAAATATTGAACGCGCGCGATAAAGAACAACACGTGAAATTCATATACGATAACTCCAACACCGACCACCTATTTGTAGAGTTTTCAACTACCAATACCACAAAAACTATTTTCGATAAAAAATTTGAGTTGCCATTAGTTGATATGGACGAAGAAGCGCTACAAATACCAGAAATCGAATACAGCGCAGAATTCTCTTTGAATTCTTCCGTGTTTGCTTCTCTCATTAATCAACTTAAAACTTTCGCAGAAACAGTCGAAATATCTTGCTCCGAAGAAAGTATTACACTACATTCACACAGCATCGACGCAGGAAAAATGTCCGTGGAAATCAAAAACGACGATTTGACGGAATTTTCGATCGTGGAAGATGAAACCCTCAATCTATCCTTTTCGTTACATTATTTACATAGTATTTGCTTGTATCAAAAAATCTCCAAAGAAATCACAATCCATCTTTGTGATAATTATCCATTGAAAATCGCGTATAACCTCGGTGACGATGCTACTATCCTATTCTTTTTGGCACCTAAAATGAATGACTAATAATCACTTTGTTATCTTCATTAGTCTCAATTGCGCGTGGAGTTTATTGCTGTATTTAGTTGCGGGTTGCTGTTTCCTCTTGTTTCGATTACTACTTTGTAAAGGCTCTATCGTAGGTTGCGTCGCAGGTTGTCTTACAACTTGTTGTGAAACTCGTCGATAGCGATTATCATTCTTGTTATCGGGATTACGCACAGGATTCGTATTTGACTGAGGTTTTAATGAAATTCGATTCTGACTACTTGAACTTCTGGGAGTTGCCAAAGCACACCCCCTGGATGCGCGAGTTCTAACTTCATTCATAGGTGTTTCTTCGCATACTATTTCTGCGATAAGCTCTTGTGAAACCTCTTGCGAAACAACTTCGACGGGTTTTTGTTTAATCACATTAGTGTTTAGTCTTGTAGTGGTCGGGTTCTCTTCAATATCTGGAGGAATCGCCAGGACGAATTGTTTTTCAGGCTCTAACACACTCTTGAGTTTTACGGTGTTTATTAATTTTCGATATAGTGGATAGCGCATTTTCCCTTGACGAGAAATAGTTTGGTTATTGCGCACTTTCACAAACAACAGATCCGTAATATTTCTTACAATATCATACTTTATGAAAGATTGTTTCAGCAAGTATTCATAGTCATATTTAGTAGGCAACAGATCTGTAATGATTTCATATCGTTTCAGAACGTTTATCAAAGAGTTCAAATTACCAATATAAAACCCATTTGTATACCCTTGACCATCATTCACAGTTGTCGTATAAATAGTATTTTCTTGTATGACCGAATTTCTAACATCATCCAGCGATATTTCGTTCAACAAGTAATAATCCGGTCCACATACAATTGCTGTATCATAATCGCCACGATGTTCCTCCAAAAATTTTCCCACTCGATATTCCGAATACATCTGACGCACCGCATTTATTATCTGTACTTTGGTATAATCGTGTCGCATCTTACATATTCCACTTTGGTAATATACATCGATTTCCTTATCCAAGTCGCTTTGTTTTCTACTTTCACAATAATCCGATTTAATAATTTTATAATTCAGACTATTTACACTCCGGCCATCGACAATACTATTCTCTACATCTAAATTAAAAACATATATATCTACATCAAATTCTCTCTTAAGGGGATCTAATAATTTTTTTGTTATAGAGTCATATGTAAACCGTATTGACCGACCGATTACACCGAAAAAACATACGCACGCACGTTGTTTCTCTACATCTCCCATACTATATAAATACAATACATTTTTATTGTGTTTATAGACTTCAGCGTCGTCGTAATGACTTTCACACCCACTTTAGTTCTTACTATAAGATTCACGCAAGAATCTATTCAGTATTATAATCCAATCATTCGATGACGTCTCAAAACAGGACGGAACAAACGCGTGGATACACGCTTGTCCTGACGCACAAAGAAATGACGCGCTCAAAGACAATGAAATACATAAATGTTGGAAATACGATACATTCTGTTCACGCGGATGTTCTAAGAATATCCGGTCAACCACTTTCAACATCACAGTTTTCTATATATTTCGTATGGAAATTATATATAGTATCTTTCATATTAGATATATCATTACTGAATTCGAATGCAGTCCACGGAAATTATTTTTGCTTTAGTCATATTTTTAATGATTTTGTTTGTCTATATTCACATACACACTCACTTCAAAACAAGTTCCAATATGGAAATTTACGAATATTCTTACACAACAAACACACAATTGCAAGAAATATGTGACCTCAAACAACCGGTGTTGTTCAACTTTGTCAACTGTGTGCCGGAAATGTTTCAAGACGTATCCACATCGTTCTTCTCCAAATTCTCAAACAACGAAATTTTGGTCAAAGATATTGACGACTACTGGAAAACCCCCAATGTTACAACCATCGAATCGGTACCTCTATCTATTGATAGCTTCATACAACTTACACACAAAGACCATAACAAACAATTCTTCACCGAAAATAACCACTCTTTCATACAACAACATCCACATATAGACTTGATGACACCCTATTTGCAACCCCATTTCACATTCCATCCCACATATGATTTCATCACGGGCTCGTATAACGCAATCACTCCTTTGCGATTCCACAAAGATTACCGGTTCTTCTTGACAGTAGTGTCCGGTTCCGTCAAAGTCAAAATGCTGCCACACAAACATCATAAAGAATTAAACTGTGTTATGGACTATGAAAATATGGAATACTGGTCACCTGTGAATAGCTTCGACCCTTCGAATAATATTCAATTCTTGGATTTCGAAGTATTTGCCGGATATTCACTCTATATCCCCCCATATTGGTTCTATTCTCTGAAGTTCTCCGGAGAAAATCAACAAAACATCGCAATCACCACTAAATATAATTCACCTATGAATATTTTAGCAAATATTGGGGATTATAGCAAAAGTATCCTTCAAAAATATAACACACAATATAAACCGTCCCCCACTATTTCCCCCATTGCACAGTCAAATACATTATAACAACATACTCTATACAACGATGTTCTTCATAAGACTATGCATTCCGGTGATACTATATATACTGATTTTTGCGGTGGGGTTCGTTTATCACGCCATATACGGCAACACTTTTATTGAATACCTGAAAGAAAATATATTCGTCGTTTGTTGGGGCGCAGTTCTTGCCATTTTATGTCAACTCGGATACACACTCACCACCTGGATTATTTTCTTATGTCCTCTCATTATTATGCTCATACGGTATAGAAAAACCGGCAAGTTGGAACTCAGCGACAAAATTCTCACAATGCCCACCAAAAAAAGAAAACCGAAGATTCAAACAAATACGCCAACCCCATAAACCATTTTTTTATATTACATAATTATATATAGAATTATAATGCGAACTTCTGCTATTATATTTGCGCTCGTCACATATCTTGTTTTAGACCTCATCTACATCTCTTTGATTGGCAAATACTTCCAGAACCAAATCATAGATGTTCAACGTGTGAAACTCACTCCAAATTATTATGCGGCAAATGCTTGCTACGTGTTCATTATGTTTGCCTTTTATTACTTCATATTACGACCACAGAAAACACCATTCGATGCCGCCATTTTAGGTCTCGCGTTGTATGGAGTGTTTGAACTCACCAATTTCGCTCTATTCAAAAAGTGGCGAATTGAAACTGTGGTCATTGATACTTTGTGGGGAGGCCTTGCCCTTTCATTAGCCACATTCATTACTTATCGTGTGTACGGTTTCAGCTTCGACCTCGCAATTTAAACCCTTGAAGATTTAAAATGTCCCATTTTAAATCGTTTAAGGGTCAGTTATCAGTAACGAATTAAAATCCAGAACGCCGGATGCGTTCCATTTTAAATCTTCACTGGTATAAGTATTTCCGATGAAAGGAAACCGCCCCGTTAATTCACGATGTCTTAGTTTTTGTAAAGTCATCGTGCGTATAAATTGCTGCCTTTGTTTTAGCCACCGCTTCCATTTCCTCTGAATAAGTCGAATATATCGTGTCTTTAATACACACGTGTATGTCCCATCGCATATTATTTGGACTTGGATTATCTCTAATTTAGGATCGTGGGGCATACACGAATGTAAATACAAATACCATATCAAATGATTCTGTTCATATTTGAAAAATTCCGGCAGGTTTACTCTTGCGGTCAACAACAATATATTTCGCTCGGAATCCAAATTGTAACTTCCTACATAATATTTACCATCAACACATTCTTCTTCGATGTCCGCATCATCTTCCTCTGAAAAATATTCAAACTCATCTTCTTCGAACATCATAATATATCATACAATACTTAATGTATAATATATTCATTTGTTTAGTTCAATTTTTTACCATTGTAACTGAAAATAAACGGACACTTTCAGGAATCAAAGTCCATATCAAAAACTACTTATCATACACAAAAAAATGTTGATTCCAACACGAGTAATTAGTTTAGTTATAGCAAACACTTCTATTTACTTACTTGACATACAATCGCACATCTTTGTCCATCATAGAAAGGCTCGGGTTTATGAAATATTTCACCATCGAATATTACGACCTTGGTACTCGAAGATGAAGTTGTGTTTGGATCCACCGTTATTGTTTGTTCAAAACCACCAGATGTACTCTCATAAAATATCAATTCGCCTCCTTGACATTTTGTATGTAAATATATAATCATCGTGTAACTATCACCTTGGACTTTACTACCAGTGTCTTGATGTATTGCAAAGCTGTTTTCAACGATGTTTTGATTGTGTGACTTCGCAAGTATGAATTCTACATTTATATCTCTCGTTTTACTTATTTCTATACCATTCATACATAATATGTCATATATCGCATTCTCGAGACCTGCATAATTTGAATATACAAAATCCATATCATTAGAACAACACGAGAATAAACTACCAATTCGCTTTGCCTCTCGCTGAACATTTATTTTTTTCATTGTATCATCGAAAACATACTCACTGGTTATGTCCTGATACAAATCATCGAAACAACTTATGAAATCGTCGTCGTTATTTAATTCTAATTCTTTAATCATTTTTTGAAATATTTTATACAAATCACATACGTGGAAAAAAGTAATCAATTTTTTATATTGCTTTCATACCAGTCAAGGGTTTAATGAAGGACTCTAATTAGATTTTTGGATTTTTATACATACATATTATATATCCATATATATATTTATATATCCATATATATACGATGAAATGGAACGAGGTCTTAGCAAGCTGGGAATCAGGAACGGTTCATACTTACCCCAAAATACTCAAAAACCGGTTTATGTGGAACACTAGTGTTATAAAAAACAACGGAAATTGTGAATTTCATCAAAGATTTAAGGGTGAACCATCTCTACCCAGTGTCCAAAATACAAATAGTTTTCACGACCATATTGTTAAATCCAAAACGAAATATGCCACATCTTTTCCAAATCTCAGCGGAGATACCATTCTTGTTATACCCATGCCAATAAACGGGAAAAATTTCCCAACAATTAAGGATTTTATCGACAACGCTGATGAAACCCAACAAACTTACTTTTGGAAAAAAGTCGCAAAGGAAACTAAAAAAATGATGAAGAAGTTCGACCATATTTGGGTAAGCACCAGTGGCTTAGGCGTATCTTATTGCCACGTTCGTATTTGCACAAAACCAAAATACTATTTTGATAATAAACTCAAACAAGAATAATTCCGTGTTTTATATAATTTCTATAATGACAAAGATCTATAACAATACCCCCAAGTCTATTTCTTGAACCACTTTCGGCAAATATACACGGATTATATAGGCGTAACTTTCCAGTTTTTACAATTGTATAACAGATAACTATCATTTTCTATAGCATCAGTAATATTCAAAAATGTATATTCAGGTTTAGTTTTGTATCGTTCAACTCTAAAACAGTCTACAAATTCTTTTGGATTATCTGTTCCTTTTTTCTTTGGATTACAATTGACAAACCCATACGTTTTTGTATTAGCTACATACCATCCACCAACGTCTAAGTAAACTTTGCAATCTGTTATATTATCTTCATAAGATGTCCCGTCCTTTTTCACTAAATAGCCCATGTATAAAGGTCCAGTATAAACGTCTAAACCTTTATGTTGCTCATCCTTAGTTTTTATAAAATTAGTAATGTTTTCAGTCATATTGTAGTGATTTGAGATTTTACCAGTGTAAGTTGATTGTCGTTTTTCATTCAAGACTGCTATATTTGTAAAAAATGAAACTTTTTGTCTATCGAATTCCGCAAAATAGTGTTCAAATAAAGATCTCACTTGTTGTTCAGTTAACTTCAAGTAAACATTTTCTTTTTCTTTTTTTATTCTTAAATAGATATAATACCGTTGTTCGCCTCTGTTCTTAATCATATAATTTGATGGCAACACTATAGTATACTTTAGCGAATTGTTATATCCTTTCATCTCAGTAATTTTGCGCAATACCCGTTGTATACTATATTCTATAGTCATCGATTCTGTAAGCTTCAATCCTAGAATGGTAAAGGATTCTTGGAATAATAATGAATTACCAAGCATCATTAGTACTGTGAAAAGACCACCTGAACCTATTGCGCCATAAACCCCTCCTATAAAAATTAAAAATATTCCAGTCTGCCTTCTGAGTTCGATTGAATTTGAACTCTTCTTCCTTGTTTTATTTGCAGTACTTTTTGCCTTCAATGTCGTCATATCTATAAATTAACTATAGAAATATAACGAAAAAACTATAACAATAAGAACACCCCCGAATCTATTTCTTGAACCACTTCCGGCATTCCTTTCGGCCACTCTTTATATGCCGCGGCTTTCGAAGTCGGTCGTTCCAATTCCAACAACTTCTTTAATGCCATCAATCTACGCTCTAATGGCACTAAATCGCGCGGCAACTTTCGACTGATCTGCTTCCAACGCCATTCAAATTGTAACGCGGCTTGCCAGTCCGGGAAATTCTTCACGTGGCACGCACGCCGCCAAGTCTCGCCTTGTTTCACTTTCACACTCGTCGCGTGAGCACCTCCGGTTATTTCTTTATTATGTTGTCGGAGCCTCCGGTCCAAATTTATGGTCGCACCCACATACGTAGCACCTGAATCACTCACCAATAAATACACGTAAAAATTGGAGCTGGGTTCTTCTTCTATGGAATGACCGTCTGCTTCCATACACTAAATTATATATACTAATTATTGATACATTTATATTTCTATGTTTATATTTCTGTGTTTGATAAATACAAATTAGGTATAATTATACACACCGTGCCTAACACCTTTTCAAAAGTGATTTTGTCCCCGTTGAATATCATCCCATAAATATACGCCATAACTACTCCTACATAAGATAAAACAGAATATGTCAGAATATCCAACCGCGGAATGGCATAGAGTCTCAACAAATACCCGAATAATCCAATCACCACATTTATAGCTATCGAAATATTTAAAACATTCGCTGTTCCAAGTTCCAAAAATTTGTGAAACCGGTCATACACAAAAAACGACATCACAAAAACACCCAAAAAATACGATAAAAACAAATGATTCCACGAATTATCTGTTTTCATACCACGCACAACAAAATAGATGAATGCCTCAGTTAGCGCCGCTATTAGTATCATAATTATCCCTTCGATACCTTTCACATTTACCCCGGAGAATGCTTCCCCACTTGTCAGCAAATACACCCCCAACAACGAGACCGCCATTATTGGATGAATGGCCCTTCCAGACATCAACAAAATCATTATCGGATATAAATAAAACAATGTGTATGACAATCCACTCTCCAACAACTGAAACCCTCGATAAGACGCATATACATGAACCAGCGTTATCAGAGAAAGCAACATACCATTCTTACTAAAAACATTTTCATAAACATACTTGTAATCTATGAAAAAACCAGCCACTATGACATACGAAAAAAAACGACTCCACACTTGTAAATCAAGCGCCATGTCGATGTTTTTCACAAAAACAGGATACAAAGATAACAATGACTCAGACAATATTTTTATTAGTATCTCATACATTCAGATATATAATATAGTATGCAGATATTTTACAGTTTCACACATAAAGACTTCGGGTTGTTGCCACATATTTCAGGATGTTATTCTCTATATTCACCAACTTCGACAAACAATGTAACTCATTCGATTTCTCACACACCAATATCATCTCCTTAATAATGGCGACGATCTTCAAAATTGCCTTCGAAAAATCTCCTATAGATATATTCATTTCTTGTAAATACCCCTGAATAAACGCCTTACACGCGCGTTCATCTTCCGCATAATACCACGTGTCCATTTCGCCCATTAAGTTGAATTGTAATATCTCGTCATATCGCGTATACGCATCTAACTTACTCTCATCTTCGCGTTTTTGTAGTCGCTCTATTTTCTTCTGTAATTCGACCACTTTCGTTTTTGTAAACGCATCTTCACAGTTAGGGAAATTCTTACGGACTTCATCACTCACCTTTACATCGGCAAAACACGACAACACGTCTAATATTTGTTCGCAGTTGAATAATTCGAAAAACTTCCAATCCACCAACATTTCTGTAGCCAATAAACTATGAATCTCTGATATGTTCGATGCGATCTCCCCCTTTTCCAACAATACATACTTTTCATTTACATCCCGTGAAATGTATCCGTCTTCTTGTAGTATTTTACAGATGATTTCTGTTTGCGCATCAGTATACCCACTATAATACAACTTATTACACCTATCCAGCTCATACTCCTTTTCAAGTGTTCGTGTACGCTTGATTACTTCAACATCCTTTTCAAAACTTTTATTCATATCCTTTATGGATTCCATAACACGGTCCGCTTCTTTGCGCTTTTTATGATTCAAAAACGAATAATTCGCCTCCAAACTCAAGTATTTCTCCAAATCCTCTTTGCTCGTATTCAATACAATTTGTTTCTGCCTTTCAATCTGGGTTTCTAACTTGGTTGCACTGGAGTGGAAATAATCGTGTTGGTCACGCAATTCCAGTCCCATCATACTCTTCGACATAAAATCACCAAAATCGTGGTTTGTATGAAGTAAATGAAGAACCAACTGATAAGATATGCTGAAATTCGAAATCAAACTTTGCGGAGCTCCACACAATATATTCTTGTAGTCACTCATCGCAGGAGTCTCAAACAAATTATTACAATGAATTACGTGGCCAATTGTATCAATCCCTCGTCGGCCCGCACGACCAGCGCACTGCATATATTCGTGCGAATATACATACCGCGAACCACTATTGTCATATTTTGTTAAATTGGAGAATATTGCGGTTCGAATCGGACAGTCCAATCCTATTGAAAAGGATTCTGTCGCAAACAATAATTTTATCGCACGCTTCCCTATCATCATCTCAACCATTTCGCGAAACACCGGTAACATCCCCGAATGATGGATTCCAATACCCTTTTCCAACAAACTCACCAATTCTACATATTCGGGCATCTCCATATATTCCCGGTAATTGGTGAACTTTCGAAGTATCGCATCACAGTCGCGCTTCATAGTATACGGAACCTTACTATCGAACTCCAGTAACCCGGTCGTTATGTCTTTGGCGCAACTCTCCACACCCTTTCGCGAGAATACGAAACAAATGGCCGGCAACATTTCTTCATCGCGCAGTTTCTCACACAACTTATTCAACACAAACTTTCGTTTCATATAACAGCGATTCTTGTCCAGGATATTCTTTGTCCGGTTTACTTCGTGGTAATTCACATCGCTGAACACGCCATTCGCACTACGCAACTCTATAAACTTATTCGTCGACCTCCTTATATTTTCTTTTACTTGTTTGTCTTTGATGGTTTTGAAAGGAGTCTCGGTTGTTGCCAAAAACCCATAATGTGTAAGTGGAACTATTCTGTGACTATTATACGAAAGGGCCACTTGTTTACCATCTTTGCGCGAATCTTCGATCCATCGTGCGAACCTTTCCGGCGCATCAATCGTCGCAGATAACATAATCATTTGAACGTGTTTCGGTAACATCATTATTGATTGCTCCCACACTTTACCACGGTCTTGGTCGTTTATATAATGGACTTCGTCGAAGACCACACACCTCAACTCGGTTTCTATATTTATTTGAAAGGACAAACTGGTAGAACTCGTTTGCGGCCCTTTAAACAACGTATTCATCAAAATCTCCGTTGTCATTATCAACACATCCGCATTGGGATTGACCTTGATATCACCGGTAAATAGTCCTATTTGAAGTTCCGGATATTTCTGTTGGAAATCATAGAATTTTTGATTGGAAAGAGCCTTGATTGGCGAACAATAAATTACCTTTTTACCCAGGTTTGTGAAATATTTTATCGCAAACTCGGCAGGCAAGGTCTTGCCCGAGCCCGTCGGAACACACACCAAACTATGATTGCCCTGAACTATATTTTCTATTGAATATTTTTGGAAATCACTCAATTCAAAACCGAAACTATCGAAATGTTCATTGTAGACTTCATCTTGTTGTTGGTACGCAGTATTACAAAGTTTCACCATTTTATCAAACACTATATATTGTATTGATTTTACTGTTTAACTATTTTAAAATCAATTTTTTAGAGATACAACTTGAATACTCTGATGATGGGGAGCATCTTCCACTCTGTCGATTTCATCCATTTCTTCCAAATCAGGCTTGTTGACACAATTGTTCATATCTACTTTCTCGCGATTATTGTACGCCATCAACATTACATCATCCATGGCCTTTTTATATTTATCCGGATTGTTCTTCATACCATCTATGAAATTGTTTAACCGCTCATCCGCTCGTGGATTCAGTTTGGCCTTGCGCTCATCATAAAAATCGCATATTTCACTGAACCTGGAATCTACCATTTCGGAGAAAATTTTGTCTGTTAAATCCGTGATGAATTTTTGCTCGATTTCGCTGTATTTGTGCGCATACTTACTACGCAAATTTGTAAGAGCTACATTCAAATATTCCGGATATTCCCCCGAAAAATGGACCTTGTGAATATAATACAATAAACTTCCGTGTAACTTACTCAATACTTGTTTCTTGTCTTTATCCGTCAGCAAATCCGCGATGGTTTCACTTCCCAACTGAACCCGATAGGAAACATTGTTTATAATTGTATTATTCATCATGTTATTTGTAATATTATTAGTCACCGATGAACGAATACTCTCGATTTGCTTGTTCTGACTTTCCAACAGCTCTATCTTCTGCTGTTGTAATGCGATTGTTTGCTCCATCTCTCTATTGCGCTGTTGAACCACTTTACAACGATTTTCTACGTGCCGCTTTAATGCGTCAGAACGCGAGAACGGTTCCATACAATGCGGACACGAAAGCATTTTGTCGGAACCATTATGTTTCCGTTGCGGTGGAACTTTCATACAAGATTGTTTTACTTCGGTGTAATTTGGTGGACGGTTTTGTTGTGACTTTTGTGATTTCTTATTTAATTTCTTGTATGCTTTCCATTCGTTCAACCGTTTATTCGAGTCAGTTTTTGATGAACAATTATTGTAATACTCCAACACATTTATCTCCCAATTATCGAATCCACCATTATCAGCTATTTGTTTATTTATTTCGGTCTCTTTTCCCTCTGTAAATGCTTTGCGGAATCTATACTTTATATTTTTTAAGTTTGTAGTCGCACCTATTTCCACGTATTTTACCCGTGGCTCTTTACATTTAAATTCGTATATTATGGTGTTGGTATAGTCTGTGGCGGGCATCTATATACTATATGATATAAAATTCTATATCCTTTTTTATAAATTCCTAAACATTTACTCAAAATGTTGTATAAATGGTCTCAAAATTTGAGACTTTGGTGTAATTTTGTGGAGATTACGTAATAGTTTGAGTCGTTTATAGACATTTTGAGACGTCGATGGAAATTCAGGATTTTTTGATGGAAATCCGAAAAACATAAATAACTTTTTGGATTTCGGTTTTTTTTCATTGATGAACAAATATATTGGGTTTTCGCCGCTGCATACCACACCAAACCGTTCAATTTTGGGGTCGGTTTGACAAAATGGCTCCAAGTCATCCGGCAGCCAACTTTTTCCCCTGATTTGGTCTCAAAATGGCCATTTTCCGGTGGAGGATCCACCAATTTTGGTGGATTTTGGTGGATTTTTGGTCACAAAAAATATTATGAAAATATACAAAGCATAAATGCTAATAAAAATATATATACTTGGATAGGTCCAAAGCATAAGAAACTGTAAAAATGGCCGTTTTTTCGAAGGTATGGTAATAAACATCAAATAAATTATATTATGGTCGACTCGATATATGCTAATAGTATAATCATTAACATTTCTTAAAAAATCGTCTCAAAACAACTACCCGTGGATTATAATTTGTCATATTTTACAGTATGGTGTCAATATGGATTGTGTTTATATTATTGAATATTTTTTTGAAATTTTTGAAAAAAAAAGTCTCAAACCTCCACCAATTTTTGAGTTTTAAAACCCAGAGAGAGAGACGAGGATTTAAAAAAATTTGTGTGAAAAAAAATAAGAAAATAGGATTTCTAAAAAAAAGTAGAATATTTAGGAATCTTCTTTCAAAGTCTATTTTTTATGAAATATCTGAAAAATCATAAATTTCAAATATTTAGGCTATTTAGTATTCCGTATTATTGAAGATAGTTCTTGTATAAGTTTGCTCTGTTTTTCAATTATCAGTGTAAATTGGTCCACCTTGTCCGCTTCTTTTCGCTCATTCAAAACCGCACATCGAGAGTCGACGTGTCGTTTTAGAGCATCTGACCTTGAAAATGTATTCATACAGTGTTTACACTTGTAGTCATTTTTATCAGCGGGTTTGTTGGTGGATTTTGGTGGATGTAGTAGGGTATTCTTTTTATTCTTCCATTCTTTAATTCTATTGTTTAATTCGGTTTTGGAAGAACAATTATTATAGTATTCTAAAATGTTAATATTCCAATTATCCCACCCACCATTTGCTTTTATTTCTTCATTCAGTTTGGTTGGGTTATTATCATAGTAAGACTTCTTATAATAGTGTTTGATTTTAGTAAATGAAGTAGTTCCTGCTATATGCACATATTTACAACGTTTATTCTTACACTTCACCTCATATATTACGGTATTACTATATGTCTTACTTGACATTTGTATATATTGAAATTTAGTATTTATGCCATTCGAAATCAATTTTTTATCCAGTTTTTGGTTTTCTTGAGCAAAATCATATATTTCAAATATTTAGGAATCTCACTTCAAAATATAGGATTGAATGATTTTCAGGATTTGTGGACTTTTAGGAATATTTTGTTTGACTTTTCTGCAAAATTCCTTGTGCGAATCAGAATGTCCTATACCAACGCTTCCCGGTTCTGATAGAAGGTCAAACAAACAGACCTTGCGTGTATCACAATACAACGTTGAGTGGTTATTTATTGACCATTGTAGTTCATCTGACTGTCCCGGCTCGGGTTGTCCGTGGAAAAATGAGACAGAAGCTCAAACACATATGACTACCATACTCAATAATATAAAGTCTATCAATCCTGATATAATGAACTTTGCCGAGATCGAGGGGTGTGATGAAATCAATATGTTGCGTGAGACGTTGGATGAATCATATAATGGATTTTTGGTAAAGGGAACAGACACGAGCACCGGACAAAATGTGGGAATGATTTCAAAAATCGACCCTATTGCGCCTTTACACAGAACAGAAGCCAGAAAAGATTACCCTATACCAAATAGTGGATGTGGATATACTGGAGAACCGGGGAATACAGGGGTCAGTAAACACTATATTAGTGAATTTTTAATAAATGATATAGCAGTGGTCATAATAGGAATACATTTGTTGGCGTTTCCTACAGACCCATATAGATGCGCCAAACGCGAGGCCCAGGCGTTGGTCATACAAGAAATCATATATGATTATTCGTCTATGAACTATGAAGTGATTGTTATCGGAGATTTCAACGATTTCGACGGTGTGGTTCTCGACAAAAATAACAATAAACCCACATCGAAAGTCTTGGATATTTTGAAAGGTAATTTTGGAACATACGAAAATGAATATGAATTATTTAGTGTTGCCGAGAACCTGGAAAAAAGCGAACGATATAGTGATTGGTATGATGAGAATAACGACTGCCAATCAACCGATAACGAGTTCTCACAAATAGACCATATATTAGTGTCTGAGTATTTATTCAAAAACATCCAGAATGTTTCTATGTTGCACTCGTATAAGGAGTATTGTGGAACGTATGATTCGGACCATTATCCATTGGTAGTGGATTTTTTGGTGTAAGGTTCTCAAACATATATGTAGGTTCTCAAATCGGTCAAAAATATTTTGTGTATGAAATCTACAAAATATTTCACAGGGATTTTTTATGGTATTTTTTAGAGAAATTATTTTTAGTAAATTGAGAACCTACATATATATTTGAGAACCTTACATATATGTTTCAAAAAATTGATTAAATACTGTGATATATATAAAGTAGCAACAACGCCTATGATTACACATACAACCGGTCTTAAGAGAAACACAATAGATAAATATTACACAAGTCCTAATGCGGTATTATTGTGTATGAGAACAATACAGGATACAGTGTCAATTGATAAAGACGACTTGATTATTGAACCGTCGGCGGGTAACGGCGCATTTATTGAAAGCATAAAATCGGTCACATCTAATTATGAATTTTTGGATTTAGAACCGGAAAGTGATGAGATCAGGGCACAAGATTATTTATCATATACTTTAAGAGACGATATTCACTACAATAGTGTTCATGTCATAGGAAATCCACCATTTGGTAGGCAAAGTTCTATGGCTATAAAATTTATCAAAAAGTCTTGCGAGTTTTGTTCTACATTATCGTTCATATTACCAAAAAGCTTCAAGAAAGACAGTTTACAAAAAACATTCCCACTTTGTTTTCATTTGATTCACGAATCAGACTTGCCTGAAAAATCATTCTTAGTGAATGGCGAAGAACACGATGTTCCGTGTGTATTTCAAATATGGATGAAAAAGGAATATAATCGTCAGGTAGTAGAAAAACAAGAACCCAATTACTATATATTTGTAGGAATAAATGATGAACCGGATATTGCCTTTCGTCGCGTGGGTGTAAACGCAGGAATAATACACACAACAAACATACAAGATAAAAGTATACAATCACATTATTTCATAAAATTTACAAACAATAAATTGGTCAAAGAAAACGTAGAAACTTTGTCTTGTATAACCTATGATTTCAATAATACCGTAGGACCAAGGTCAATATCCAAACAAGAACTAATTTCAAAATTCAACCCTTTGTTGGAAATATGATAATATGATATTGTGTAAATTGGTTTTGAATCCTAATTCGAATTCATCAGGTTCTCGAATGGTTCTCGAATCGGTCAAAAATATTTTGTGTATGAAATCTACAAAATATTTCACAGGGATTTTTTTATGGTATTTTTTTAGAGAAATTATTTTTAGTAATTCGAGAACCTACATATATGTTTGAGAACCTTACACTAAAAAATTGATTAAATATTGGTGTTATTTGTATGATGTATAATGAACTATAATTATGTCACACGCTTTTGAACAAGAAGAGTCAAATACAGACTGTTTGGTATTTCTGATGGTATTATTCTTCATCATTGCTTTGTTATGGACCCATAATGAACACTCCGGTACTACTGGATGTTTTCACGGACAGAATATGGTGGCAATGGTGTATGAGTCTATGAAACGGTGTGATCAGGTGGGTAAAGGCGATGTTGTATTGCTGGCTAATAATACACACGCCCGCGTGGTTTGTGTAGTGAAAAACCTGAAAACTCCAACAAATAATATCCGATTATTGAAATTCCCGTGTGGTCTCATCGTCACCGAATATCATCCCATAAAAATCCAAAAATGGTGGTGTTTTCCCAAAGATGTTCCCTCCAACAAGTATTATAACGAAGACTTCGATGCGGTGTATTCATTTTTGTTAGAAACCGCGGATGGTTCTCCGGTAAAACACGGAATGATTATACAAGGAATTGAATGCGCTCCTTTAGGACACAATATAGAAGAAAAAGTAGTTGAGCACCATTTCTTCGGAAATTTCGAATCTGTGAAAAAAACGCTGTCCACAGGTAATCCTGACCAATACAAAAAGGGAACAGTAGAAATCACAAATACGAAACGTGGTCCAGACAATAAAGTCTGTGGGTATATTTTCAACGAAGTTTATTAGGTTCTCGAATGGTTCTCCAAATCGAAAAAATAATTTGTGTATGAAAACAACAAAATAAAAATGTGTGTGTGATTGTTATTTTTTTTTCAAGTTATTATTTTTTCATTTCGAGAACCTATATATAGGTTCGAGAACCAATCCAATGGAACCACTAATAAGCATCTTATTAGGTCATACATATTTATTTGTGGGAATATTGGTTTTTGTCTACGTCTACATAGGAATATCCATATCGAATATGCACCATCGATTTTGGCGTTGACCTATCAATCAAATCCCGAGAAAAAAGTTTTTTCTATTTTTTTCTAATGCGTTGTTTAACCGATGTATCTACACCCTACACCCCCTACACACTATTTATTCTATTTCCATCAACGAGATTTGCCAATACACAATCCATCGGTATTCGTCGGTTACCGTCATAATGATCGGCGCTTGAACATTAATCCCGCACATTTTAGCAACCAATTCCTCTTGCGACCTATTTTTTCCATTTTTCTGCATAAATTTTGGCGCTTCGTTAGTTTTTCTTTTATGAAAGGTTTTCTCGAATTCATCTTGCGCAAAGGCGATGGCTTCTTCTTGGGTATCAAACACCATAAATCCCTTGTCTTCCTCGGGAATGATTCGGTTATTTCTGCGCTCTACAACGAGTTCTCGTATTTGTTGGTTATTGAACAATGTCAGTATGTCGGAGTCTTGAATGGGTTCAATGTAATCGTTGTATGTAAAACCCTTGGCACCTTGGTTAGCTCGTGCGTTGAGGGTGCATTTCTCCATTTCAAACACGATTGATTTGGATTCTTCGTTACAATATACGACTGTCTGACAATATTTCTCTCCCCAGTTGCGCATTCGTCCGGTTAGGCGTCCGTATAGTTGATACATTTCGTCGTTGGTAATGTTCGGCCGGCCGATAATGGCACTGGTGAAGCATCCGAGCTGGTCATTCATAAGTGTTTGACCCATACCGAGACAGTTGAACCCGACAATACACAGAGTTCGTTTCGTGAGGTCCAGCTCGTTTTCTATGCACGCGTTATATATGGATTTGTTGATCTCCGTTTTCAACGACAGTTTCTTGGAAACTATCCCGCGCGATACCTCGTCATAGAATGATATCGTCTTTTCCGTGGAATTAATCACGACAATTACGGCGTATCGGAATCTATCGAAAATGTATGTTCGCACTTTAGAATGAACGATTTGTTTGACATTTGCGGGAATAAACACGCGAGTTCCAGCGTCGAAAATTTCGGGGTATTTTTCCACTACGAATTTGAAGTAGGAAATCACATCTCGCGACGGCTTCATCATACGGTGTGTGAGTTCCACGCCATCCACATCGCACCACTCGGTATGAACATATGAGAGGTGTTTCAGCGAGACGTAATCGGAATCGAAGGATGGGTCTTCATTTTGGAGAAGTGAAACCGAACTCCATAATTCGCCGTGGGTCCATATGGATTGTGGAGTGGCGGTCAATCCCAGGATTTTTTCCACGATAGGGTTTTGAAGGGCGGTTTCGATGAATTTTCGCGTGGAATTTATGTATTTGTGCATTTCGTCCATATAGATGAAAACGCGAGTGGTGGTGTTTTTCAATGATTCGATAATGGTATTGATGTGAGAGATACGCGTGGGATTACTACACGCGAATACCACTTCGGGTGTTCCCTTTTTCATACATAATGTATTGAATTGTTTGACATTACGTATGTGATTGTATGATTTTGTCATTTTTTTACAGGACAGTATAGCTATTTTGGTGGGGTCCACGTGTTCTCCAACACGATATACTGTTTGACTGTTATTCATTAGGTCGTTCATTGTCAATACAATATGAAGTGACCCGTGGGTATTTGAACGGTTCGCCAATAGTTCATTAATGGCGACGAAAGTTTTCCCGGATTGTGTCGGAAGACAAGAGAGTTGTAGCTTTTCCATAAATTTGATATTATATTGGTGGTATTTTATGCGTGTAATTATTTCAGAAAAAAGGAAATCAATTTTTTGATAGGAATAAGAATTTGCAAAAAGTATATAGAAAGATAAAAATAATAAGGACTAAGGTCTAAAAAATCTTCAATAATACAAACCCGGTTAGCTCAGTCGGTAGAGCGCCAGCCTTTTAAGCTGGTGGTCGTGGGTTCAAGTCCCACATTGGGTATTAGCATCGATGGCCGAGTGGTCCAAGGCGCCGCACTTAAGATGCGGTCTCTCCGGAGGCGAGGGTTCGAACCCCTCTCGATGCAAACGCACTTATAGCTCAGTTGGTTAGAGCATCGGTCTTATGAGCCGAAGGTCTGCGGTTCAAGCCCGCATTAGTGCAATAAAACAAACAACAAAAAAAACAAAACAAAAGAAAAACAAAAAATATATAGAGTGTAGTTGAGTAAGTATAGTAAGATGAATTTAAGAGAGATCGATGAACTAATTATGTTTTTCCAAGGTATAATCCCCCGAGGAAATACTAAGGCGACTATAATAAATACTTGTTTGAATATACATAAGTATGTTGAGGAATTCCAATCAAGTGGCGATCTCTCTATGGATATAATTAAGTTCGACGAATATTTCTATGGGAAGATATGCGATGATTGGTGCGAGGAAGTTTCGTTGTATACTATAGATGATCCACGCGAAACTTTTCCGGACCTATTCAAAGAGTTCAGGGCAGCAGCACATCAATGTATTTCGAATGGCAGGTAATTTGTTTGAGTAAAAATATCATTTATTTACTAATGATATTTTCAAGAGAATAATTCTATAAAAAATAAGTGTATGAACATTTTTGGTATCATTTTTTGGATGTGTTGTGGGTTATAGTCTTCGATTACACACTTTCGATTTCGTCCCAAAGAGAACACAGATGTTTCGCGTAGACAACCTCATTACCTGTCCATCCCGCTAAAATGGCGCCTCTATAAGTCGACTCCGGCAAGATGGTGTTGTCGTATCCGGCTGTTTGGACCATATACGTGTTCAACTTCGGGTTGATTTCCATCCGGTATTTGTCAACGCACTTATGTATATCGATGTACAAAGAGCTGCTACTGCTGCTGCGGTTGTCCATTTGGAATCCTTGTGTTTTTATCTCTGGGTCATTCCCGAAGAGCCCACCGTGACCGACCTGCATATCCGAGTAGCAAAACCAGTGTTCGAACTTGTAGGAACCGGGGTTCTGGAAAGCCCATTTGAAGAACAGCCACACACCATTTTCTGTTCCTCCACCTACTGCTCCTCCTAACGCGTTGATTTCGGAGTATTGCTCTAACAGGGTTCTTGATTTATCGACTTCGTATAGTTTTAGTTCGTCTCCAAAAACCCCCACAACTCCGCGTCCAGAGGCGCGGTAAGCCGTCAGTAGTCCGGATAGATTTCCTATGTTGGCAACTGTTTGAGACCCATATGTGGAAGTGACCGTCCCGTGAGCACTCCCGCTGTTATCACACAAGGCCACCACATCTCCTTCCAGCTCGGGGTAGTTTTCGATGGAAGTTTGTAGACATCTTTCCAAGTACTCCAACACGATATCTCTGTATGTATCAGGAACTGTGACAGGTTCACGCTTTCGCTTTTTTCCCGGAGTATTTTCTTCCAATTGCGCAACAACAACTTCGTTTTCCCGTGTGGGGAACTCGTGTCTTTCGAAACTCTTTTTCATCTGTTCGTAAGCGGTGATGTATCGAAAAGGAAACTGTTTCCCCCCTTTCACGCCGGCCCAAAGCATCTCCAAGTATCTCTGCACATTGTCCAATCCCGGGTCGGACCCCGCGAATCCGCGGATGTTTCTTAGTGCGGCCATATGAGGCATACGCCACTCCATTGCTTCGAGTGTTTCCATCCAAGACTTGCCCGTCGACCTGTGTTTTTCCCATTTGGTGTCTTTCTCGTCGAGGTCGAGATGACCCTGTGTCATCAACGTGGAGATGGTATCGTTCGCCCGTAAAGTGGCTTTGGACGCGTGGCAAATTCGCACCATACTGATGGAATCTTTGCGATACTTTTCTTGTTGGTAGGGGGTAAGGTGTTTCAACCGGTCATCATATGCGCGTTTGATAAAACTGGGGAATTTCGTTTTACTTCCATACAAGGATTTCCACGCATCCAAACACGCAATAGCGTCGCTGGGTAAAAGCCAACACTTCACCAAGATTTCGCGAAAGAACTTTGGGTTTTCTTTGTTGAACTCTTGTCGGTCAGGGTGCGCGGCGGCAATGGCCAAGATTTGCGCGGTCGATCTACGCATTAGAAAGTCGTTGCGACATCTTACAGCCAGTTCTAAGGTTTTCTTGAAGTCGAACTCTAATGCGTTATTCATTACGTTGTAAAACGCTTCGTTTCGCGAGATGACCGTCTCGGAAGGATACAGCAAATGATCTTCATATGTTTTAAGTTTTCGTTGTCTTTCTGTTGATTTGGCTCGTATATCGCGGTCCAACTCGTCCGTTGGCTGATAGAAAGTCGGTTCTCCAAGGAAACTCGAAAAGGCTATCAACTCGGCTCGCTTTAAAGGGTTGAAGAGATTAAAACTCTTGCCTCCCATAAAGTTAGTCATTTCATTAGTAGTAGTCGTCATATTGTAGTATAATAAATATAGTATTTATGTTGTTTTAGGAAATGGAATAGAAATGAATCAATTTTTTATACACAGAACTACACTACACACCTTCTTTGTAAATATACAAGTATATTTACAAAAATAAAAAATAGGATAAATCCTACAAAGACTTTGGAAAAGTCAACCGCGAAAGACCTCTCTTGGAAAAGTCGTCCGATGATACCATTATGGTATCTTTATTAAATTGATGAAGTCAATATAACCGCTTCCACACTATGCAGTAAGAATACTAATATGAGAGTGTTGTGGAGATATTATATATTGACTGGGGTGGGATAAATCCCTTAATTCCTCGTAACAAGGAAATCATGATTAGATGAAGTCAATGTATCCGCTTCTATAAATAGAGATATCATATATTGACTGGAAGGTAAGAGATTTTAATGTGTTGGTTGGTTTTAAAGTAATTCGATGAAACCAACACACCCGCTTCTTACTTTTTAATATGCGATAGGGTTTATACCAGTGAAGATTTAAATCGATGAAGTCAATGTATCCGCTTCCACAATATTTTTTGTTTTTATAATAGGATTGTCGTGGAGATATCATATATTGACTGGAAAGTAAGAGATGTTACTGTGTTGGTTGGTTTTAAAGTAATTCGATGTAACCAACACACCCGCTTCTTACAATTGTGTGGAAACCACACGCTGTTTCATTCTACAATAAATTTTAGATCAATTTTTTGATTCAATTTTTTTGAGAGGTGTTCTCACATATATTTATAACAATAGTTTTTTATATTGTTTTCAGAAATTATATAGATATCTTATATCTTATATTTTATATCTTATATCAAATAAATATGCGATTGTTGTCATTGTTAGTGTATACAGTACATTTAGTGGGTGGAGTTTACGACGAGTTCATAGCGCAACGAAGTGTCCAATTAGCCGAATACAGTTATTGTGAAAGTTATATTTGCCAAGATTGCACAACAGATTATGTGTTGGATGAAATGGGAACAAGAGTCATACAAGGATACGACGAAATTACACACACAATATTCACGAGTTTTAGAGGGTCTTCCAACACTTATAATTGGATAGAAAATATGGAGGTCTCGAAAATAGCCCCGTATGCGAACCAAACAATAGAGGTCGAACAGGGATTTTTCACGTATTATCAACACGTCAAAACCGATGTGTTTGACAATTTGAAGGCAATGTCCGCAAAATATAACACACGAGATTTATTATTGACGGGACATTCACTTGGGTCCGCGGGGATGACACTAATGGCGTATGACATTTTGTATGATTTTCCGGAATATACTATCCTGTATTTCTACAATTTCGGGTCTCCGCGAGTGGGGAATGATATGTTTGCCGCGGATTTCAACGCGAAAAAGTATTTCGAGAGTTTTCGCGTGACCCATTATTATGATATGGTTCCGCATCTGCCTCCTGCGAAGTTTCATTACAACCATATTAGTCGCGAAGTATGGTACAATGAAGAGAACTCGCAATATACCGTCTGCGAAGATGATTCGTGCTCCAATTCGTGTGCTCCTACAAAATGTACGAGCGTGGACGACCATTTGAATTATTTGAATGTTTCAATGGGGTCCGGTGGGTGCTGAATTCATATAGTATTGTGTATGAAGTATTATATGAATTTTATTATATGATTTTTATGGATTGTATGATTTATGGATTGTATGAGTTTTCTATAGTTTATAGCACAGGGTAACTGGCTTGAAGCAGAATGCCACATTGACCTTGTCCGTCGTTATACTGGGCACCACGACCGAGTTTGATGTATCCATTTTCGCCCCACGAAGAAGACCACGAGTTTTTCACCAAGTAATAATCTTCGCCGTTTTCTGTGCCGTATCCAACAGTAAGAACACCGTGGTCGAGGTTGGTTCCGCACTCACCGACAAATACACCGGAAGAATATAACTGGAATTCGCGTTGGTCGGCCTCGATCGCGATGGACACAGGATTGAGTGCGACCGCGTTCATCATTTCCTCGTCGCTACTTGGCGGAACATCCACGAAATCCATCACTTGCGAACCTTTCACCAATTGGCATTCTGTTTGACATTCTTCTTTGGTGGGACCATTTTGGGAAACATATGGGTAGTCGAATTCGCTACAAAGACCACCATTTCCGTTGATCCATTTGAAAGCGTTGTCCATTAATCCGCCGTTACATCCGTGGTCGTGGCCTCCGTGCTTCCAGTTATCGCAATCCACGAGTTGCTCTTCCGAGAAAGATACTAATGAACCGTGCTTCACGAAGTAGGCGCCCTCTAAAGCGCCGGTAGTGGAAAAGGACCAACACGAACCGCACTGTCCTTGGTCCTTCACAGGAGTGACTGCTCCGGCAGAAACCCAGTCGACTTCGGTGGGAGGAGCGGATTTTCTCAAATACATATAGTTGGTCTCAGCGGGGGATTTGAAGACGAATTGATTGGATAATATTTCGGAATATTCCGTGGAATTCATACCGGAAAACTGATTATGACCCAATTTGTATGATTTTCCCAGGGAATTTACGGAGTCGATGAACAAGTCGTTGTCGACCCATTTTTCAAACACAGAATAAAAATGTTGAGTATTGTGGATACGGATTTTGAATTGGTCGATCCATTTTAGAAAACGGTGCTGGTTATTGCTGTCGCCGGATGCCAGCGACACGCAAGTCACGCAGGCTATAGTGGTGAGTAAACAGAAGAGATTCATTTTATATAGATTGAAATATATTTTTATTTACTTTTCCTAAAATATATTTTGTGTGATTTCTTGTATTGTGTTTGATTTTGTTTCTAAGGATTTTCCAAGGCGTCGAGACGTGCTAATACAGATGCCAATTGTGATTCTAATGTAGCTATGCGTTGTTTGTCAGCTTGTTGTTGACGGTCCACTTCTTGAAGAGCCGCAGTGGCAACTGTGAAAATGGCATTTTTGTCTAAGAAATGAAAATCATCAACAATTTCACCATATACAAATACATTTTCGCCATCAGTTACAGTAAATTCTTCTGTTTTAGAGATTTCAAAGACATCATTTGAAAAAGATAAAACACTTGTTTCTATACTTTCAGATTTAATAATAATTTTTATTTTAGAACCAGT